GGCGGCCATCGTCGAGGTGCACAGCACCAGCGGCGACATGAACAGCTCGGGCAAGGTGGACATCAAGGTTGAGCGCTTTGGCAGCGAGCAGGCCAAGGATTCGCTGTACGAGAACTATGACAAGCGCTGTGAGGAGCGGGCCCGGGGCGCGTTCCGTCTGCCGCCTCTGTTCGTGGGCAAGGCCTCGGACTACTCGTTCGCCACGGCCTATGCCAGCTATGTGATTGCCGAGTCCCAGGTGTTCAAGCCTGAGCGCGTGGAGTTCGATGAAATCATCAACGTCACCCTGATGCGGGAAATGGCGCCTGAGGGCTACACCTTCGATTCCCTGCCTCTCTCGGTCACCAACGTGGAGGCGCAGCTGGCCGCAGCGGACAAGGCCCTAGACAAGAACCTGATCAGCGGGCAGGGCTACATCCGCGCCGTGAATGCCTTGACGGGCTCCGATCTGGAGTACGACGAGGATGCCGAAACCCTGGCCCGCGAAGAGCGCACCCTGGAAGCGAAGGCCCGTGCGGATGCCCTGGCCGCAGGTACAGCCGCCAAGCAGCCGGCGGAGGGCAGCAACCCAGTCCCCAACCCAAAGGCCACCCCTGATGGGCCAACACCGACTTCGGTCGCCAAGGCGGATATCAGCGAGCTGGCGGGCCTGGCCCATGACTACCTGACGCTGATGGGCATGGCGGAGGGCAAGCTGTCCAAGACCGCCAGCGAGGCGCTGCTGGCCCGTATCGGGACCCTCAACCCGGAGCAGTCGCAGACCTTCAGCCGCATGGTTGGCGGGGCGATCTTCGGGGAGAATGCCGTGGACCTCGACGGCTGCTCCGAACTGGTGACCGTGGCCGGGAGTCTGATCGCCCATGGCTAAGCTGGAGACCTTTCTGGACGTGGAGGCGGCCCTGAGCCGTCTTCTGGAGGGGGCGGCGGTCAAGGCCTCCAAGATCACCATCGGCAAGATCATGGCTCGAATGAAGGAGGGCGACACCGAGGGGGCCTACGAGGCGGCCCTGTCGTTCGACGCCGCACGCTACCTCACCGACATGGAGAAGAAGCTGCGCCTGCTGCTGACCACGGCAGTCGTCCTTGGCGCCAGCCGGCACGGCCCCCTGAAGTCGAGCAAGCTGGTCGAGTCAGGCGGCATCCCGGACCTGATCGAAGCGGGGATGGTGCAATTGGTTGCACGCCTGGACGAGCTGGGCGAGCGCATGGGCCGTATCGGGGTCGACACCATCAACCTGGAGCTGGCCCGGCAGAAGGAGTCCGAGACCGCGCTGAAGACCGAGAGCGGCGTGGTGCAGGACTTCCGCAAGGCCCTTGGCGCGGCGGTGGGGGCGGAGGCCGTGCGCTCCGTGCAGACCACGGCGGGGCTCCACGCCAGCCGGCTGGCCAGCTATGGGTTCCTGAAGGAGGCCGACCTGATGCAGCGCCGGGTCTACCGGATCACCGAGCAGTTGGACAACCGCATCTGCTCGGTCTGCGCGATCATGCACGGGAAGACCTTCACGGTGGCCCCAGCCCTGAATCGCCTGGAGACCATCCTGTTGGAGCGGGACATCACGGCCATCAAGGCCTTGGCGCCATTCCCCAAGCAGACGGCGGCGAGCATCAAAGAGCTGGAGTCCATGAGCCGTGACGAGCTGCGCCGCAATGGCTTGGACACCCCGCCATACCACCCGCTGTGCCGTGGCCAGTTGGTGGTGTCCGACATCAGCGAGGAGACCCTGCTCAACCCGCCGTCGACGTTCCCTGACGCCCTCCAGACCAGCGTGCTGACGCCGGTGGCCCCGCAGCCTCTGGTGACCCTGGTCAACGGGTCGGTGATTCGTGGCTCTGACCTCAAGCTGACTGGGGCCAACGTGATCAAACCTGCGGAAGTGTCGGCTGCGCTGGCCAACTCGATGGTCAAGGAGCTGCTGTACACCAAGGCAACCCCGGCGGTGGCCGCCATGGCAACCGAGGCCGTGGAGCGCCTGAAGGACAAGATCGGGCCGCTCGGCGTGGCGGGCCCCACGCTCTACACCAAGTCGAGTGCGGTGGTCTCCAGCTCCATCACCGGCGCCGGGCTGACCAGCGATGACAAGGTGCTGGAAGCGGTAGTGCAATCAGCTGCACTCGCCACGCTGACCAGCGCCGAGCTGAATGACCTGAAGGCGGAAGTGGCCGGCGAGCTGGGGGCTGACGCCACCCCCGCGCAGATCGCCAAGGCCGTGCGGAAGCGCCTGCTGTCCCTCGGGTATGACACCTTGATCGTTGCCAATCCCCTCTACGGAGACACCGTAGTGGTGCTAGACCCCTCCCTGCTGAAGTTCGTGTCGAACTGACACCTCCTAAGATTCCTTCCCATCGGAGCGCAGAACCCATATCCTGATTGCAGTCAATTGCACTCGGGATATGGGGAATGCAACTCACGGTTCGGAAGTTGGATCAAGCCAAGCAGCTGATCTACGCAGAAGTCTACAGCCCGATGTCTCTGGACTCGGGAAACGAGTTCATGCGTGCCGATCAGATCGAGGCCATGGCCCATCGCTTCCTGGCCAATCAGCGTGGAGCCCAAATCGACGTCGAACACGACAACGGTCTGGTGGACGCTGTGGTAGTTGAATCCTTCATTGCTCGTGCGGGTGACCCCTTGTTCACCGCCGGTGCCTGGGTAGTGGCCATCCACCTCAAGGATGCTGCGCTCTGGCAGATGGCGTTGGACGGGGACATCAACGGGCTGTCCATGGAGGCAATGGTCGTAAGACAGGAGTCCCAGCTTGACATCGAGGTGCCGGAGTACATCGTGGGCGAGACCAGTGACGAGCTGGATCATGTGCACACGTACACCGTTCGCTTTGACGATGAAGGGAACTTCCTTGGAGGGGAGACCAACGAGGTGAACGGGCATTTCCACCGCATCATGCGGGGGACCGTCACTCAGGACGCGGGCTCTCCAGCGCACCGCCACAAGTACCTGCTGGAGCTACCGCAGCAATGAAAATCCTCGAAGTCGGACCCCTACGAAGGGTGACCGTCAAGGGCACTGAAATGACGGATGCTGATGTCAGCTACCTGTCCCTGGTGCGCCGTGGCGCCAACCGTTCCCCCATCAAAATCTTAAAGTCGGAGAATGACCCCATGCTGAATTTCAACGTGCACTCCCTGTTCGGCCTTGCCCGCAAGACTGAGGCCCCCACCGTTCTGGCCTACGTGGTCAAGAGCGAAGCCGCTGCCGCTGTTCGTGACTCCCTGACTGCCTCGGGCGTCAAGCTCAACGAGAAGGTGGTCAAGTCCGAAGACAACCAGGTCTCCACCCTGCTGGTGGACGGTGTGAGCGAAATCCCCGAGTCTGCCCTGGTGTTCAAGATGGACGACAACACCTGCGCGGTCGTGGCCCACGTCGCCAAGTCCTTCAGCACCATGGCCGACACCCTGTCGTTCACCGACAACCTGCGCCAGCAAGGGTTCTTCCCGAGCCTGAGCCTCGCCATGGATACCCTGTATTCCACGCTGCTCAACGTGGCGTATGACAGCCACGGCAGCCTCGCCTCGGACCAGACGCTGGTGGCGAACGCCCTCAACGAGTTCTCCGACTACGTGCAAGGCCTGCTGGCTACCGTGCCGTCCTCGGTCGTGAAGGCCGAAGGTCTGCCGAAGGTGCTGGGCACCGTGGCCCCGGAGGCTACCAAGGGCACCGAGTCCACCCCCGCCGAGAAGACCGAAGGCCAAGACGCTCCGGCCACCACCGAAGCCGCCCAGGGTACTGAGGGCACCGAGTCGGGCGCTGACGCTGGCGCGGAGGCCGGTGCTGCCGGCGGCGAAGGCTCCGAGGGCTCCGAAGGTGGTGAGGGCAGCGAAGGCGGCGAGGGCGCTGAGGGCGCTAACGCTGCTGGCACTGAAGGTGCTGAGGGCGGCGAGGGCTCCGAAGCCACCCCGGCTGTGAAGTCCGATGCCCTGGCCGCGCTCACCGATCTGGTGCAGAAATCCTTCGGCGTGCAGAACGACCTCACCGAGAAATTGCAATTGGTTGCACAATCGGTTGAAGAGATTGCACGGAAGGTGGATGGTGTCACCACTGCTCAGGAAGAACTGAGCACTCGGGTCGTAAAGGCTGAGACCGCACTGGGCGGCACCGTCACCCTGACCCACCAAGAAGACCCGGCTGCCTCGGCCAAGAAATCCGAAGCAACCACTTTTGCATTCGACACCGCGACTTCCCGCAAACTTTGACACACAGGCCACCGGCCAACTTCCAAGTAGGAGATAGACCATGGGTAACGCAGAACTGATCAAAAAGGCCGACCTGGCCATTGGTGATCTGGTCAGCGGTGGCCGCCTGAGCATCGAGCAGGCTGCTACCTTCGTCCGCACGATGCTGGCTCAGCCGACCATCCTGCAACAGGCTCGTGTTGTCGGCATGACCTCGCCGCAGCGCGAAATCAACAAGATCGGCTTCGGCCAGCGCATCCTGCGCCCGGCCCAGAGCGCCACTGCCCTGGCCGCCGACCAGCGCGCCAAGCCGGACCTGGGCAAGATCGTCCTGAACACCAAGGAAGTCATCGCGGAAGTCCGCCTGCCTTACGATGTGATCGAGGACAACATCGAGCGCGGTTCCGTGAACTTCGCCGGTGGTCAGTCCCAGCCGGCTGCCGCTACCGGCGGCATCACTGACACCATCCTCTCCCTGATCGCTGAGCGTGCAGCTCTCGACCTGGAAGAGCTGGCCGTCAACGGTGACACCACCAACGCCACCGACAGCTATCTGGCTCTGGTGGATGGCTGGTACAAGCTGATCTCCGGCACCAACATCGTCGACGCCGCTGGCGCCCCGATCAGCAAGTCCGTGTTCAAGGCGGGCATGAAGGCCCTGCCGGACGCCTACAAGCGCAACCTGAACGCCATGCGCCACTATGTCTCGATGGACAACGAGATCGAGTACATGGATTCGCTGGCCAACCGCAACACCGCGCTGGGCGATGCCAAGATTCAAGGCCTCACCTCCCAGTACGCCTACGGTGTGCCGGTCGCAGGCTGCGCCAACGTAGGTTCCACGATTGGTCTCCTGACCAACCCGCTGAACCTGATCATGGGCATCCAGCGTGACATCAGCATCGAGGCCGAGAAGCTGATCAGCGAGCGCGTCGTGAAGTTCGTTCTGACCGCCCGCGTCGACTTCAAGGTCGAGGAAACCAACGCCGCAGTTGCGTACAGCAACATCGGCTAAGGCTGGACGAGTAGACGACCTGGGGGGCACTATGCCCCCCTTGTTGCATCCAGACTTTAACCACCATGATGGAGCATGACCCATGGCAATCGTGAAGAAAGAGAAAACCAAGCAGCTCGTGCTGACTACCCGTTCCCGCTACTCCTCGCTCAAGCTGAATCGCCTGTTTGAGAAGGGCGTGGTCTACACCCTGCCAGAGGCCGCCGCTGACGACCTTCTGGAGCTGACCGACAGCAACGATGTGCCGTACTTCCGAGTGGCCACCAAGAAGGATCAAGCCGGCGCTGCTGGCAAGGTCGTAGTGGCCGCTCCCGCTGCCCCGTCTCTCCCTGCTGACGAGGAGGACGAGGACGGGGAAGACGAGGACGAAGACGGTGGTGAAACTGGTGGCGAGGGCGGCTCCGAAGGGTCCACCACCCCTCCAGCTGACGATACCGCCACTGACCTGTAACGACTGACCCCGGAGAGGCCACCATGTACTTCTTGCCCCTGACAGAACTCGCCAGCCGCCTGAACCTTCGTGGTTCCAACCCGGTGCTGGAGTCTGCTGCCGGTAAGGTGGCCTCTCTGCTGTCTGAGCATCTGAATACCCCGTTCGCGCGTCACCGGCGGACGGACACCTTCCAGATCAGCCGCGTGCGGGCCTACACCAAGCGCGACCACATGCGACTGATACTCACAGCGGGCTGGGTCGACTTGGCCGAGCCGCTGGAACTGACCTGGGCCCCGGACCACAAGACCCCAGGTGTGCCCCAGGAGAACGAGGACCTGCTGCTGAAGCCCGCTGAGGGCTATGTCCGGCTGTACGGCCCAGCCTCCCTGGACGGCTACGTGCGCCTGACCTACACCGCCGGCTTCCCGACCTCCCAGGCTGACGCCACCGTGTACGAGGGGGCTCCTGATTGGCTGGTACAGGCCTTCGTCCTCTGGACTGGGGTCGAGTACACCGCCCAGGACACCACCGAGGAGCGCAAGCCCGTCTCCATGCCTGAGGAGGTCCACCGCCTGCTGGCCAACCGTGTCCGGTGGCAGCATGACGTGTTCACCCCGATTGACACGGACATCGAAGAACCCCTGGCCCCGTAACGGGCCAGACTTCGTTTAGGAGTCGACCTATGTTTCAGCTGATCGTTGACATCCCGGACTTCATATCCGGCCCCATCAACGAGCTTGAGCAGGGCTCCGATGCTCTGCTTGAGGAAGTGCTGGATACCATGGCCGCTGCGATGCTGGATCGCACCCGCAAGCGCTTCCTGGAGCAGGTATCACCCGATGGCGTGGCCTGGAAGGAGTCCCGCGCCGCCATGATTCGCCGGGTCACCGGGCGCGACGGTGGCACCCTCTTCGACACCGGCTCCCTGTTCCACAGTTTGAACGTGCTGCCCAAGCGTTTCGGGGAGCGCGTGATCGGCGTGGTCCCAGGCACCGTGAACCGGGAGACGGGCGAGCGCGTGGAGACCTATGCGGTGAAACACCAGCTCGGGGTGGACCGCATGGAGAAACGCCCATTCATCGGCATCAGCCAGCCCGACTCGGAGTACCTGACCGACCTGGCTGACGCCCTTATCCGCCGGAGACTAGGCCAGTGACCGACATTACCCAACGCTGCGTGGAAGACCTGATTGCCAAGGTTTCCGCCGTACTGCCCCCGGGCGACGAGCGCGCCATCTACGTCTATGACGAGGACGTGTTCGGGGACGCCAGCAAGCAGCTCAGCTACCCCGCCGTGGGCGTGATCTACGTGGGGACCCAGGGCAAGCCTCAGGCCCGTGGCAATGGCCTGTCCGCCGAGCTGTCCTTCGTCCTGATCTTCATGTCGGACGAGGTTCGCTTCGATACCAGCGGGCGGGCCGACAAGTCCGAGGCCACCGGGTTGCTCAAGGCGATCCGCGATGCAATTAAGTGCACTCGGTCACCGACCGGCCACATCTGGAACTTCAGCGCCGAGGCCCCCCGTGGGGTCGTCGACAAACACATGGTCTACTACCAGAAATGGACAGTAGACGCGGTATTGACTTGATGCGGGCGTGCGGTAGCCCTAGTTTAGGAGGCGTGAAATGCAATCAAAGACGGTAGTGCTTCAAGGACCCCACACCCACAACCGGGTCCGGCACGTAGCAGGCACCAAGCTCACCCTACAGGTGGCGGATGCTGACTACCTGATTCAGGTGGGCAAGGCGGTCGAGGACAAGATCATTGTCCCTGGCACCGAACTCACCACCCGCGCACCTCGCAACAAGCCCCGATGATGTGGGCATAACCGCTACTGGAGAACAAAGCTATGCCTAACAAACTGGTCAAATCCGAATACTTCTCGGGGCAGGGCGTTTGCTTGATGGGCGACCGCGATGCTCAGGGCCGCCCGATGGGCCTGAAGGCCGTGGGTAACGTCCCCGAGCTGACCCTGAACTCGGAGGTCACCACCTTCAAGCACAAGGAGTCCTTCTCGGGAGTCCGCGCCGTGGACAAGGAGATCGTGCAGGAGATCGCGGTCAACCTGAACGTGACCTTCGAATCCCTGGACAAGGACAACCTTGCCCTGGGCTCGTATGGCACCGCCAGCGACATCGAATCCGGCACCGTCACCGGCGAGGCTCACGTGGCGTACCTGGGCAAGTACATCGTCCTCGACAACATCCAGGTCAGCTCCGTTGTGGCGACTGGCCTGGCCGAGGGTGAATACACCGTGTACCCGGAGTCGGGCTCGATTCTGGTTCACGCCGACGCCGCCGTCACCGATGGCACCGAGGTCACCTTCGCCTACAGCTTCGCGGCTCAGGAGCAGGTCGACATGTTCACCACTGGTGTGCCGCCGGTGAAGTGGTTCCGCTTCGAAGGCCTCAACACCGCCGAGGACAACAGCCCGGTGATCATCGACTGCTTCAAGATGTCCCCGAAGCCGTTGCAGGAACTGGCGCTGATCAACGAGGAGCTGGCGTCCATGCCGGTGGAAGCCTCGCTGCTGTCTGACGAACTCCGCACCTCCGGGTCCAAGTTCGTGCGTGTGCGCAAGCTGCCCAAGGCCTGATGGCTCTGGCATAATCGAAGGGGTCCCTAGTGGGCCCCTTTCTTTTTCCAATGGAGTGACCCCATGGCCTTGAAAGCATATGTACCCGAACACCGCGCCGTGCCCCTGGCGAAGGGCCTGTCCCTGACCGTGAAGGGACTGACCCTGGAGGGCATCATCCACGTCCTGCGCGACCATCACGAGGCCTTTCTGGCGATGATGGATCAGGGTGTCGACATGAACCAGATGATCCTGCACAACCTGCCCATGGCCTACGAGATCATCTACCAGGGCATCGTCGACAAGGGCGACCGGGTGGAAGACCTCAACGCCCTGGCCACCTACCCCGCCGGCCACGTGATCAAGCTGTTCGTGAACATTTGGGAGCTTTCGTTCATCGACCTGGCTGACGTGGTAAAGATATTGACCACCCTCATAAAGGACGCTCAAAGCATAGCCGTGGAGCGAACGCTGGCGGAAAACGCAGCAGCGCAGGCGGCTGGGAAGAGCAACTAGAGGCCCTGGTCAACTTCATAGTCGGCAGCGGGCGGACCATCCCGGAAATACTCCCGCTCACTGTCGCCCAGCTGATTGCACTGGCGGATGCAATCAATTGCACGGAGTCGCGGAAACTGTCGGAGCTTTTGGCTGGTGTAAGATCGGCACTACATGCCTCCCCGGAGGACTTTGATAAGCTGATCGAGGCCCTGACAGATGGCTGAGTCCGTTCTACAACTGACCCTCACCGCCCGGAACCTAGTTTCCAAGGAATTGGAAGCCATCCGGGCGGATGTTAGGGCACTCAACACCGAGCTGGACAAGATCAGCTCGACCAAGGGCATTGACGCCGCCGCCGAGGCCATCGAGGACCTGGGGGATGCAGCCCAGGGTGCGGCCCAGGAGGTCGAAGAGGTTGCCGATAGCCTCGATGACGTCCAGCGCGAAGGCCAGAAAGTCTCCCGACTCAAGAACGCATTCAAGAGCGTAGGCAGCGGCCTGCGAACTCTGCGTGACCGTGCGCGCGATGCCCGTGAAGAGTTCTCCCGTCTGAATGACACGCCCCTGGGCGCGCTGAAGACTGGGTTGGCTGGTCTGTTCACCGGCGCCGCTGTGAAGGGCCTTGCTGACGCGGGTGCCGAGCTGGAGCAGTCGATTGGGGCCATCGCCTCCATCGTCCCTGACGCCGAGCGCAGCGTGGAGCAGCTGAAGGAGGACGTGCTCAGCCTGAGCGATGCCTACGGTGGCGACGTGGCAGACAATGCCCGGGCCTTGTACAACATCATTTCCTCCGGCGGAAAGGCAGGTGCGGACGCCAACCAGCTCTTTGCCGAGTCGTTCAAGCTGGGCCGCGCTGGGATGTCCGACACCGCCACGGCAGCCGACCTGCTGACCACCGTGATCAACTCCTATGGCTATGCCGCCGAGGACGCCAGCCGGGTGTCGGACTCCCTGTTCCTGGCCGTGCAGGACGGCAAGACCGAAGTCGACGAGCTGGCCCGGTCCTTTGGTCAGGTCGCACCGATTGCCGCCACGGCCAAGGTCTCCCTGCAAGAAGTGAACGCGGCCATCGCCGTGCTCACCGGCAGCGGTGTGAAAACCGAGTCGGCTATCTCCGGCATGCGCGCGGCCATCGCCGGTATCCTGCAACCGAATGAAATGCTGGTGACGGCCTTCAAGGAGGCGGGCTACGAGTCGGCCCAGGCTGCGATTGCCCAAGACGGCTTCCAGAAGGCCATCGAGGTCGTGGCCAAGTCCGCCAACGGCAACATCGGCACCCTCCAGAAAATGGTGGGCTCGATTGAAGCCGTGAACATCATCCTGGGCCTGACCGGAGACAACAGCGCCAAGTTCACCACTGCCCTGAAGCGTCAGGCGGATGCCTTGGGCGTCACCCAGGCTGCCTTCGATGAAGTGTCCGGGTCCTCGGGGCAGCGTTACCGCGACGCGCTGGACAGCATTGGCAACAGCATGAAGGAGATCGGCACCGGGGCGACCGCCGTGCTGGCGCCGGTGTATGAGGTCCTGGCGGAAATCCTCTCGGGGATCGTGGCCTGGGGCAGGGAGAACCCGAAGCTGGCAGCCACCATCGGGGTTGTGGCGAGCGCGGTAGCCGGCCTGCTGGTCACCATCGGCACGCTGAGCGTGGCACTGCCGATCCTGAGGGCCGGATTCGTGGCCTTGGGCGGCCCTGCTGTGATTGCGGCCCTGACCGCCGTTGGTGCGTTCCTCAAGGGCTTCATCTCCGAGCTTCAGGTCCTGAGCGCCCAGGCCGGTGTGGCCCAAGGTCGTCTCGGGGCCCTGGCGATGATGGCCAGCCGCCTCAACTTCGCCGTGGCCATCGCGGCATCGGTCTACACGCTGTACCAGCTCGCTGATGCGGCTTGGGACGCCTACGAGGCCACCAGCGCCCTGGATAAGCAGCAGAAGCTCGCCCAGGGCCGCGCAGACCGCTACGCCGAGGAGGTCCGGGGGATCGACCGCACCATCAAGGCCAAGGAGGAGCTGCTGCGCCTGTCCGACGCCGAGATTGACGCCTACCAGGAGCGCCTGCTGGCCCTCCAGAAGGAGGCGGCGGCCCGCAAGGTGGCTGAAATGTTCAAGGGCGATGACGGCAACGCTGCTGTGATCGCAGAGGCGACCCGCCAGGAAGAGGCCTACGCTGCCGCCATCGCGGAGTCAGCGGCGGAGGAGACCCGGCGCAAGGCCCCGGTTGAGGAGTCGGCCAAGGCCATCGAGAAGGTGAAGACCGCTTTCGTCGAGACCACGGCTGCGGCTGAGGCCTTCGCTTTCCGCGCCCAGGGGCTGAACCAGCTGAACTTCGACCAGACCGTAGATGCCCTGACCCGCGTGCGCGATGCCAACATTGCCGCGTTCACCCTGGCCGGTAACGAGGAGGGCATCCTCCAGGCGCAACGCACCTTCGACCAGCGCCGGCTCCAGGTGCAGAGCGAGTTCACCAACCGCTCGCTACAGATCGTCAACACCACCTTGCAGCGCAAGATTGCCGCTCTCTACACCGAGGAGACCGACGCCGAGAAACGCCAGGCCAAGATCACCGAACTGGAACGGTCGGCGGCCCAGCAGCGCGTGCAGATCGTCCAGAACGAAATGTCCCAGGTTCGGCAGGCCCGGGACGCGGCCATGGCGTCCTACAAGTCCAGCCTGGAGAACATTGCCAGCCTCAACCAGCGGATTGCCGACATCCGCATGCAGGGCGAGTTCCAGATCGCTGACATCTACAGGTCGGCCATGAGCGACAGCGCTGCCTACCACTCCCGGGCCCGCGAGCAGGCGGCGATGACCGCCAAGATTCAGGAGGCGATTGCCCAGGGCGAGTATGAGCGGGCCGAGGCCCTGGCTCAGCGTCAATTGCAATTAGCTGCATCGCTGAACCAGGAGGTGAAGGACGGCGAGCTGGTGGTGATCTCCAAGGAGAAGGCCGCACAGAACGCCGTCGGAGCCACCCGCAAGGCCAACGAGAACCTGATCAGCGTGCTGGAGGCCCGCAAGAAGAAGGAACAGGAAGAGGCGGCGGCGCAGAAGGCCACCTACGAGCAGCTCAATGCCTCGCTCGACACCCTCTCCAACCGACTGGAGCGCATCACCCAGGGCACTGAGACCAAGGTGAAATTGATTGCAGACGACAGTGACCTGCAATCCGAGTTCACCCGCGTCCAGCAGACCGAGACCAGCACCACGATCTTCTTTGCCCCGGACACCACGGCAGCGGAGGCGGCCCGCATCATCCAGGCCAACCCGATCATCGTGCCGGTGATCTACCAGCCTCAGGGTGCCGTGCCCGGGCGGGCCAATGGTGGCCTGATCGGCGGCTATGCCACCGGCGGGCTGCTGGGCTCCAAGCTGCCGCGTTTCGCCGTAGGCGGGTCTCTGGCCAAGGCGCGGGCTCAGCGCACCAACGGCTACATGCGTGGCAAGGGCACCGGCACCAGCGACAGCATCCTGTTCCTCGGCTCCAATGGCGAGTACGTGCTGAAGGCTCGGGCAGTGCGTAAATACGGGCTCAACACGCTGAATGCCATGAACCGCATGGCCATCCCGCGCCCCGATCTGCCGCGCCGCGCCACCGGCGGTCTGTTGGGGTCCCGTGGCATCGCAGGCCCGGCCTCCAGCAGTGCAGGTGGCTCCCGTGACACCGTGGACCTGAACCTCAACCTCAATGGCCGCGAGCTGGGCACCCTGACTGGTCCTCGTGACACCGTGCAGGGCCTGGTGGACATGCTTCAAGAACTCAACCGAGGGACCGTGTAATGCCGCACTCACTGAAACTAGGAGCCGTCGACCTCAACCCCTCCATGGTATGGACCGACCGCTACACCAGCACCAAGGTCGCCCAGACGGTGCAGACCACCTTAGGGGGTGTGCCCGTGGTGTATAGTCAAGCCCTGATTGCAGGCGCCCCCATCACGCTTCAGGCCACCGAGGACACGGGCTGGCTGACTGGGGCTCAGGTGGAGGCCATCATGGATATGGCGGACCAGCCGGGCGCGGTCTTCGAACTTTCCGTGGATGGGGCTACCAAGCAAGTCGTGTTCCGCCACCACGATGGCGTGGCATTCGAGGCCAGTCCTCTGGTGCCCCGCCTCAACCAACAACCCGGCGACTACTTCACCGCCACCCTGAAGCTGATGACAGTCTGAGGAGACCCCCATGTCCATTCAACCCAGCGAACTCAAGTGGTATCGCTCCGGCTCCGTGTCGGACAGCACCTCCAACGGGGGGCGCCTCAGCAATGTCGAGGCAGCCACCGGCATCAAGAACAACGTCTTCCCGGACGTCCCAGGCTCCGAGCGCGTGGCAGGTAGCACCAAGTACCGCAAGATGTTCCTGAAGGTGGCCAGCGCCGAGAATCTGAAGCTGTTCGGGGCCCGTGTGTTCCTCGACACCGCCACCCCCGGCGGTGACAGCGTGTGCTTCTTTCCTGGCACCCAGCGCGACACCCAGGCCAACATCACCGGCAGCGAGCGCCTGTATGGAGGCGGCAAGCTGAACGCCAACGTGGCGGCGGGGGCCACCTCGTTCCAGATCGCCACCGAGGGCGCTGCACTTAATTGCATTCGCTCGGGCGACCTGATCCGCATCAGCAACAAGGCCACCTTGGATGCCCTGACCGGCAACGAGGAGTTCGTCATCGCCACCAACGTGACCTGGGCCGGCGACGTGGCTACCGTGACCGTGGCGGCCCCCGGCCTCCTGACGGCCTATGATGCCGCCAACACCCGCTGCTGCTCCGTATACTCCCCAGGCGACATCGCGGCCGCCGTGTCCAGTGTGGTAGCCAACTCCGCTTCGGGTATCGTGGATGGGGCTCAGATCGGCACTGATGCCATCGGCACCGTGGAGCAGTCGTGGACCTTGACCTTCACCAGCGCCACCGCCTTCAACATCACCGGCGACACCCTGGGCAGCGTAGGCTCGGGCAACGTTGGCAGCACCACGTCCCCGAACAATGGGCAGTTTTCCAAGCCCTACTTCACGCTGCCGCCTGCGGTGTTCTCGGGCACCTTTGCGTCCGGTGACACAGTGACCTTCACCACCAGCCCAGCGGCTGTGCCGATCTGGTTCCGTCGCAACGTGCCGGCCAACACGCCAAGCCTGTCAGGCAACCGCTTCGTGGTCGGCTGTGACGGCGAGTCCGCCTAAGGGAGCCCCGCATGTCTGAGAAGCTATCCACCTCGCTGGTCGCAGGCTTCAACAGCCCGACCCCGCGCCTGACCCTCCGGTACTTGCCGGAGGACAACAAGCTGCCTTCGGAGATCAAGGCCGAGGCTGAGCGGAAGAAGGCCGTTGAGCAGGGGTGCTCCTACACGGCCCCCATCCTCTCAGAAGAGGAGCAGCGGGCGGCTGACGAGCTGGAGTGCTATCAGGATCAGCTGGCATGGCCGGTGCGCAAGCTCCGGCTGTACCCGGCGCACTCCCCGCTGGTGCGGGCCTCCTACGGCACCATCCGACCCCTCCATGTCGCCAGCGAGGCCGTGGAGGAGCTGATTCAGGTGAATGGGTCGGCCACGGCGGACCTGGAGTTCGAAGGGGATGGCCTGCAATTAACTGCATACGCCCTGTTCGACGAGTCAGGGGTCCAGGTGTACCCCACGATCACCTACCGGGGCGGCGGCCAGATCACCCTGTCACAGAAGGTGTGGGGCCTGATCAAGGCCAACTACACCACCCAGTACCGGGTCATTGAACTGACCTGTCCCCCAATCGGGGAAGACTTCGAAGTCATGGCCATCGCATACGCCGCCGGCGAAGTGGCGACGGCAATGGTCAGCTACGAGCTGAAGGACTGCGAGAGCGGTGGGGTCATCGGAACCAACTGCGGCGGGGGGAGCGGCACCGGCACCACCCCCGACCCGGTGCAGCCCCCGATCCCTGGCCGTTACCGCATGATCAGCATGGACCACCCCTCCGAGGGCAAGGTCGACGAACCTCTGTACGCCAGCATCGTGCTCCAGAACATCAATGGCATCGCGGGCTCTGGCGCAGTGACCTTCGGCCTGCGCTATGCCTCTGTGTCGTCGTCCGCGTCCTTCAGCTGCGAGGCTTATGGCTACACCACGGTGAAGATCGGCATCGTGCCACGCGAGGAGGGCAACTTCACCACCGTGGCCGGGGTCGTCGGGGATTTCTTCAGTCAGAAAACGGGATCGGTCACCATCACGGACGGTGAGGAGCTGGCCGAGGAGTGGTACGAGACCGAGAGGGCCATGTCCGATATCGACGTGGGCGGCGTGGGGATCAAGCGAATCGAGACCGTCACCATGCAGCGTATGGACGGCAGCAAGGTCAAGCTGATCTTCGACAACAGCGAGGTCCAGTGATGGCGATCATCGAAGGGCCGTTCCGCTTCATTGTGGCCGCCTCCAAGCCACCCCTGACAGGCCTGTACCCGCGTCTAGGGCGGCCTCTAAGGGGTTACGACACTCACGATTATTCGTATGGGTCCGCCGAAACCGGATACTCCTCCTACCCTCTCAGGATCAACTATGGGTCGGAATCTTTTGTTGAATCTGAAACCGATACCAGCCGTGTCATCAGGACCAAGAATTATCTAGATCACCCGGGCGGAATCCTTCGCCAAGCCAAATCCATTTTTAACGCCGCAGAGACTGTTACTGAGTACCAGACTCAGGGCATCCGGGTGCTGACTAGCAGCATGGCCACCGATCAGGAGCGGTCCACCCCCGAAGTCGGTGGTTATTGGGGTTACTGGGTTACCCTAGCCCCCTGGGCCACTCTGTCGGTGGCGTATGACCTCGTGGATGCCGAGGGTAATCGAGTCCCAGGTCTGATCGGGTTTTACTACCGAGGGTCCACCGAGGTGGTGGCGGTAGTGGACCGGAGTACCCCCGTGACAAGCGGCACTCGGATAGTGCGCGTAGTAATGGAAGGGCCCACTGACGTATATGAGACCTACCTGATACCCGTCCCTAAGACCTACTTCTACGAAGAGCTACAGGCATATAAGGCGGTAAATGGCTATTGGCAGGCGGACGGCCCCCCATCGGTAATACAGGACACGTATGCCGCCCTGTATACCTCCCTACAGCAGGAGGCTATTCAGATAATGGCCGACCCAGGTCTAGTGACTGTGCTTGGGGCCGACTACACGTATAAGCGCAGTGGGGTCTATGAGGTGGGGGGTCCCCCCGGTGATGGTGGCAGCCCCAACACGACCCTATTCAATGAACTCAAGTTTTCGTGGCTCAGCTACCGCCTAGTAACCCAGACCACTCTGGAGAAATTTGGCTGTGTGTCCGTGACCCTTGACAAGTCTGAAGACTTCACTGGGCTGCGCACGTTTAGCATCAGGTTCATGTACATAGTGACCAATGACTACTCGGTGGACCCGTATCGTGGGCCCGCCCCCACCAGTGGGTCCCCCTATTCGGGGGTCTACCCAAATAGTCCATCCGTGGGGCTCACCAGCATAGCTAGTACCCGCAGCGGACCCGGTTATACCAGCGTTGATTATAGAACCGTCACGGTAAGCGCTGGGGTCGAGATAGGGCGGTTGTGGGTTAGGCACACTTCAGAGGGGGCAGTGGTTGTCGCTGAGTTAAATGGCCAGCCGGAGGTCTTGATCAACTTAGCAGTGCCCCTGTCAGACACGCGGGCCCGGTACAGCCTAAACGATGGTAATAGCCCGGTGTACTACGTGGCTGATCGCGCCGCCGTGGATGGCCCCAAGGAGGATTATGTCCGCACCCGCACCCGCTACAACCTTCGCGGGGAGTGGATGGACTACCGCCTGCCTTGATTGCAATCAACTGCACTTCGGTTGCCCCCAGTCCGCCAATAGGCTGAGTATGGGGGCCACACCCACACCCATTCATGGAGAGGCTCATGGCCACGATTCCTGTCAACCCCATGCGTGATCGCGCCAAGCAGGCTGGCGCCTCCAACCACTGGGGCATGCCCGATGGCCCTGGCGGCCCGATCAATGACGTGGCAGGGGGATTCGACCTCACCGCGACCGGCGGCTCAGGTATGGCCACCTGGTGGGCCAGTGACTTCGTGCACAGCCACCTCTACCTAAGCCGAGACGCTTACCTGTCTCCCCCCCAGGACACGCTGTTGCCGGAAGAAGGCACCGTGTTCGGGGGATTTGGGTTGGACACCGACTATGTTGACCCGGGCGACTTGCGACGCACCCTGCTGTCCATGCAGATCATCAGCGGGACCGGGCAGCACAAGGAGCTAGCCCTGGTCTACTCCCAGGAGGGTGATGACGTCTACCTGTACTTCCGGTATCCAAAGGGGTCAGGCCACTCGACATACTACGCGCGTGTTTCGAAGGGGTACTCCTACTATTTCAACCGGCTGTACGTGGCCCTGTCGTGGACCGCTACCGAGACCACCCTGCACCTGTTGGTCCCAGGCCTGCGCCCGGTGAAGCACACGGTGAACGTAGGCGGGGCACGCTACTTCTCAGGCTTTGGTGGGGGCCCTCTACCCACTGCCCTCAGCACGAGCCCGCCGTCTGACACCTGGGCCCAGTACCGGAATTTCGACTTCTACATGGGTGACCCGTGCACCTTTGACCGTGCCGTGTCGCACGAGGAGATCGGTGAGTGGGCCCGGCTGATGGAGCACGGTCAGTCCTCCGAGGGCATGCTGCCTCCGCTGAACAACTCACGCTCCGAGCTACCGTCTGCCATTGGGCCCGCCGACACGATACTCACCCTGGGCGCCGATGCCTGGAAGTTTGCGGTGCCAGGGGAGACCGAGCAGGCCCGGGTCACCTTGGTCGACGCGGCAGACCCCTCGGTCTACGAGGTCTGCGCTCTGATCGCCAATGACCTGAACCAGATCGAGCTGGTGCGGGGGCAAGAGGGGACGACCGCGCGGGCGTGGCCGGCTGGGACCCTAGTGCGTGGGTTCCTGACTCGTTCCCTCCTGACGCAGCGCTCTACGTGGCTGCCCCTCAACCTGGGCTCTATGCCTGATGGTGGGTATGGGATTCCATGGTGGGCAGTCGCCGGCTCCCAGGACGTGGATGAATCGCTGGAACACCTCAGGCTTGATGTTGGGAACCTGAGCACCCTCACCGATCAGCTGACTGCCGGGATGGAGTACCTGGGCAACCAGCTCACGTCCATGGCCGCTCGCGTCACCGAGCTGGAGAGCCGGCCAGATCAGGCCGACTATGATGCACTCCTGTCCGAGCTGAACGCCCTGAAGGTGCGTGTGGCCGCCTTGGAGGGCGCTGGCGGCTCTGACGAGTTCGTGCTGGTAGACGCCCAGGGCAACATCCTGACCGATGCCTCGGGCGCTGAGCTGACCTCGGGTGGTCTGTTGGCATCGGCCCTGGTCGACGGCAGCGGAGACGCCCTGGTAGATGGAGAGGGCGTGCAACTGATTGCAGCGTGACCGTGCACCGCCCGTTAGATAGTGGTTCCATAGGCGCAGTTCGGTCCCCGGACTGCCAACCCTACAGATAGGAGATACACCATGACCGTACAGCACACCGCCTCCGGCGCCGGGGCCCCGCTTGCCGCACCGCCTAGCCTGAACGCCCACTACCTCGATACCAACACAGGCGACCATTACCTGGCCAAGGGCACCGCCTCGGTGTCCGATTGGGTGAGGGTCGTAGGTGGGGCTAAGAGATTCCACCGGGTGGATTGGACCGACATAGCATTTAACGGCCCGCCGCGTGGATTCCTGGCCGAGGCTCACTCTATCGGTGCAGTGATTGGCGTGGGGTATGGCCTGATAAAGACCACCAATGGGTTCGACCGTAAGGAGATCATTGACTCCACTACGCAGTTCACGTCTGTGGCGTGGTCGGACTCCCTCGGCAAGGGTGTGGCCATGGCGTCCGTATACGATGACGTCTCAGCTACAAACCTAGCCGTCCCCTACACCTCCAGCAGTGACGCTGAAGTTTGGACCGCCGGGGCCATGACCACGTTCTACCCCTCCGATGATGCGCTGGTGTGGGCTGAGGGCCTAGGCAAATTCGTGGCTGGCGTGCAGACCAATGGTAACGCTGACTACGGGTACGCCTATACTGCGGATGGTGAGTCCTGGACTCTGGTTCCTGGTGGCACCGGAAATCGCATCCTGAGACTTCGTTGGTTTGAGGCACTTGGCGTATTGGTGGCCCTGCGCTACAACGGAACCGCACTTGAGGTTATCACTAGCCCTGATGCAGTGACCTGGACCGTGGTTGCCACCCTTACCCAGGGGCTGGTGTCGTATGCGGATATTGCGTGGTCGCCTTCCCTGGGTAGGGGCATGATCTCCACCTCAGGGGGTGCCTTTTTCACGTGTGGGACCAATACCTTGGGGACCTGGGAGGCCCTGGCTGTCCCAGGTGGGGCCGCAGGCGGCAACCTCGTGTGGGTAGAGGAGCTACAGGCCTTTGTTGGGGTCAGTAACGGGGGCGACGGCAAGCGGCAGGGGCATGTCAGCCGGGACGGGCTCTCGCTAGAGGAGCGGGCTGGAGGGGGCGGCAGTGCCGCTTACGAGTCCATGATCTGGTCTCGGGCGAACAAGACCCTGTTTGCGGGCTCTGGTAGTTACCTGGGGTCAGGTGTGCCCCTGATCGTGCTGGAACCCTGATCTCTGCAATTAGCTGCACAAGAAGGCCCCCTCATTAGGGGGCTTTTCTTATGCGATGATGGTCAGCAATTGCCAACCCCTCTTTGAGAAGCGGATATGGAACTGAACGCCAGTGGCCTGAACGAGGTCGGCCTGAACGAGAGTGGTGGAGGGGGTGGGGTCGCCTCCCGCCTGATGTCCGCCTTCGCCTCCACCTATTCGATCCGCCCCTTGATCCGTGCCGGATTCACCAGCCCCTATGGCTCCCTGAGGATCAGGGCTGGCCTGGAGGCACCCTATGCGGTGAAGCTCACGGCCCTATTCGAAGGTGTGTACCGCGCCAAGATCGCGGCAGCCGCCCTGGTGTCGTCCTACAGCTACGCTCAGCCGGTGCGGTCCAGCCTGGAGTCCCCCTTCGGCATCCTCGGCACCGACCCCGTGCGCGGCGCCCTGGCTGCCCCGTATGGGCTCAAGGTGTCCCAGTCCCTGGCTGCGCCCTATGAATCTCGCCAGCGTGTCACTGCGAGCCTGGAGGGGGTCTTCGACTACACGGCACCCGTGAGGGCGGCCCTGGATGCCGCCTATGCGCTCCAGGCCCTGTCCCGGGTACAGCGCATCATGCGGGGCCTCTACGACCTGTCCAGCGACTCCCCCATCTATGCCGAGACCAGCGCCCCCTATGCCATGATCGGCGGGGATCGGGTCGCACTGCTACGCTCCGAGCTGAGCTGCGACGAGGGGTCACCGTACTGGAGCTGCACCTTGACGCTGGCCCACGTCACCGACTACCAGAAGTTCACCAAGGACGCGCCTTTCAGCGTGCACGTCTATGGGGACACCTACCAGTTCATCCTGGACACCAAGGGCCTGACCCGCAACAAGCCGGGTGAAGTCGGGATGACCGTTAGCGGCCTCAGCCCCTGCATGGTCTTCGACACCCCGCGCGCGCCGCAGGTCTCCCGCACCTGGGAGCAGCCGGTGATGGCCCGGGCGGCCTGTGAGGCTTTGCTCGGTCAGACCATCACGTGGGAGGTGCCAGACTGGCTGATCCCCGGATACCGGCTGGCGGTGTCGAACGCCTCACCGCTGTACATCGTGCAACTGATTGCACGGGCCGTGGGCGGCACCCTGGAGAGCAACCCGGACGGGTCCCTGGTCGTGCGCTCGCTGTTCCCGGTGTCGACCGACCGTTACGGGAGCGCCCCGGCTGATCAGGTCCTCACTGACGAGGCGGACAACATCACGGCGCGGGAGGGTGTGGTCTACGCGGCCCAGTACGACAAGTTCTATGTCACAGACGCTACCGCTGAGCAGTCCCTGCGTGACAGCCTGGAGTTCATCGCGGACGACACCGACCGGAGCAAGGGCGTGCTGAGGGTCCACCCGACCCCATGGCGCACCAACCTGGTGGTGACGTCGACCCGCGACAATGTGCTGCTGCTCCCGATGGGCACCGTGACCCGCGAAGAAGAGGAGGTCATCGAGATCACCGGCGGCTCGGGCACCGTGAAGTACCCGGTGCTGTCCCTGGTCTCCTATGAGTGGCTGGATCGTGACCTGGGCGGGCTGACCTTCGTCCCCGGCACCACCGGCGTGACCAGCGCCAGCACCGAGCACCGCTATGGTCTGTTGCGCATTCGCTACCGCGTGCGGGCCCTGGAATACAGCACCGAGTACGCCGAGTCGGGCGCGGTCCAATACCTTGTGGAGGAAATCTGATGGGCGTGACAACCACCCTTGTCGTCTCGTTTGGGGGCGATGCACAGACCCAGTTGCTCCAGGCCGAGCTGGATCAGCGCACCCCGCTGGAGGGTGGCCTGAACCACAGCACCAGCTTCATGGCGGGTGACCCGGCCCACTACCTGCTGTACAGGTATGGCATCACCGAGGTGACTCACCGCTGTTCGGCGGGCTCGCTGGTCAAGGTGGGCAATGGCAGCCGGCAGGTGACCGAGGTGGTCAGCTTCCAGAACTCTGCTGAGTCGGCCCTGCAATACCCCGCTGCCAGCCTGGACAACGTGGTGTGGCTGGGCACCGATTTGGGGGCCCTGCTGACCCTTGGCGGCAATCGCATCCGGGCCGCTGGCGCCGGGGTGGCCATGGCCGAGGTGACCTACACCACCAGCTTCGAAGTGTGGCGCCTGAACTCGCCGGCCCAGGTGGCAGGGCGGGACACCTTCGACATCCTGATCCACATCGAGGGCCAGTGACATGGGCATCTTCGTGCAGCGCGGTGAGGGCCTGAACCAGGGCCCCGACATCGTGGATGGCCTGCTGTCGAATCAGCTGGTCATGGTCGAGCGTGGGCGGGTCGAGATTGACGCCAGCTCCACAGCCTTGCAGAAGGTCTACCTGAGCTGCCGCTATCGCAGTGGGGTGAAGCGTGGCCAGCTGGTGGAGGTCTCCGACGCGCTACAGGGCGAGACCTACCGGGGCAAGGTGGTCGGCCTCTCGATCCAGACCCAGGGGCCCACCACGCTCCTCAACGTCACCCTTGTGAGGCCCACGCCATGAGCAACCAAGCCCTGCTCGCCCTGCGCGAACTCCTGATGCCGAAGTCCGAGCTGTCCGGCGAGGTCACCCGGTACGCCGAGGGCCTGGTCCACGTGGCTACCCGGGATGGCATCCAGGCCTTCCCCGCCGCCCCAGGCCTGACCCCCACCGAGGGCCAGCGGGTGGTGATCAGAAACAACATGGTGACCGGCATCATAGGCGCGGCCCAGGACGTCCCGACTTTCTACGTGTGACGTTAATTGCACGGTAGTTGTAGGCTTTCCGGTACACCCACCGAGAGGCCTACAGCCATGTCTGCGAACGTGATCCAATCCAGCCTGTCGATGCAGCGCCGAGCGTTCTGCATCTACGATCAAGCCCTGACCCCGGCCCGCCAAGGCGCCGATGCCACCGAGAGTGGTGTGGCCAGCGCGCCATACGCCGTGTCCCTCACCGGCCTGACCCCTGCAATGGCGGGCGTCATCGTGCAGGTCAAGCTGCATAGCGACGCTGACTGGCTCGACTACCAGACAATCGACACCGCCTCCGAGACCCAGGCCTTGGTCGAGTTCGCCATCCCGTACAACTTCGTCAAGGTGATCGGCCTCGCAGCCGGCGCCCGCGTATTCACTCAGGAGTAATCCCCATGGTAAAGATTTACAGGCCGGGCCAAGCAGGCGGCTCCGGCGGTTCGGGTGGAAGCTCGGGCCCTAAGCCTGACTCCTTCTACTACTTTCAGGATGGGGCGGTAGTACCGTTCACGAGTGACGTGCCTCGCATCACTGGCCATCCGATCAAGCTGACCGCCCTGCGTGTATGGGCTGACGAACCTGTGAGCACCGAATACAAGGCCACCCTGATCGTCGACGGGGCCGACATCTTGGCCGCCAATGGCATTGCGCATCCGACCGTGGCCGCTGGGGCTACCGAGGGCGAGGTCGTGGACCTGTCCGCCCTGCCCGAGTTTCCGGCTGAGACCGCCTTCGACGTGCAACTGATTGCAGGCGCGGGCACCGGACTTGGCATCCGAGTGGACTACCTAACGATGGGCACCCCAGAATCCACGCCAGACCCCGTGCCAGGGCCGGTTGGTGAGCCCCCTTTCAGCACGGTAGTGGCGCTGGCCGGGTTTGACTCGACACCTCTAGCCCTTGACGTGGGGCCGTCCCTAACCGGGTCCACCAATTCGATGTCTTCGACTCCTAAGTTCGGGGCAGGGGCATTCGCAGCCAGTGGTGGGGATCGTATTACAGGCTCTGATCCATCGCTGGCATTTGGGGTGGGGGATTACACAGCTGAGGTCTTCGTTAATGTCACTACCATCCCAACCACTGACTTCAACCGGGTCATCCTGGCTCTGCATGGTGAATTAGATGGGACTCTGTTGACGCTAGACCTAACACTAGCTATCTCCGTATCGGGGACCCTGATTGCGATTGCCAAAGAGGGCACTCTATCTGGGACTACTGTGGTGGAAACCGGGCGGTACTACCATTTAGCAGTTACCAGAACCGGGGGTGTGGTGCGTCTGTTCGTGGATGGTGTACTAGAGGCTAGTCTTACCGCCGATGCTGTGTCCTATGATCAGACCCATCTATCTTTGGGTGGGCACCCCCGTAACATGCGCTACCTGACAGGGCATATAGACGAGTTCCGCTTGACTAAGGGCGTGGCCCGGTATACGGAAGCCTTCACCCCACCATCCGAAGCGTTCCCACGCGCCTGACCGCCTCAAGTAGTAGGAGAAACACCATGTATTGCAAGATGACGTTGAAGAACGGGGCCACCCTCACTGAGCTGGCCAATGACCTGAAGGGGCTGCTCACGGGTGCTGTAGTCAGTGCTGCGAGTTTGACCTCTGTGGACGTGGCCGCCACCGAATTGGTGATCAAGGAGGCTGCCACCTGGACCTTTGTTCAAGCGCTGGCGGACACCGCCACCCGTAAACACTTCGTGTTTGAGGGTGTCGACGATGGTGGCATCCCAAAGACCATGGGCCTGATCCTTACGGACGTGTCCGGGACCCTCAACTACAACAGCTGGACCTGCGGTGCCTGGGACCCGGTGGCTAAGCGGCCCGCTCCAATAGACGTCACAGGGTTCGCGGTATCTGACCAGTTCGGTGCGTCCGCGTTTGGGGCTGATTCAAACTCAAACACTGTGCTGTTTACGGCCGGGACAAGCAGCACCGCCTCCACCATCAATGGGTTGTTTTCGTCGGGCCCTATCTCAACGGGGGAAATGCAGCTCCAGGTGTCAAGCATTCAGGGCATGACCTGTATCTATGCTCACTATGGAACCACGCATCAGCAGCTGATCCGCATGTATGACGTGCCTCGCGCCGAGCTGGGGGCGTGGGCTACCCCCGAGAATTGGCCGTTCCCTCTGGTGGCGTCCTTCTACTCGTATAACGTCAGCCTGCCTGGTCCCGTGAACCTCACAACGTCAGACAGCTCCAAGACTGCACGGGGCATCACGTTTGCTAGGGGTGTTGGTAATGCCTACGGCAGCTTTACTGAACCTCTGTCCAGTGAGTTCGGGATGCCTGGGGGATGGAACCCCTACACCACCACGTCAGCCCGCGCCATCCGGTGGGCCTTCGACCTAGTTGGGACGTCTGTCTATTCGACCACATCTAAGGCAGACAACACTGTCACTGAACGTGGTTGGCTAGAGTCCAGCATCGGTCTGGTTCTAAGTGGGGTGGACGTGTACTCCTCCACCGTCAAGCCCATCATCAAGCTACCGAAGGTGGCCCCCGCGTATGTCTCCCCCGAGAACGCACACACGTCCAGCGTGCTGCTGTCGTACTTGGACGAACTGGTGGTGGGGGATGAAACGTATGTGTCGCCTGGGATAACCTCGCAACATCAGTTCAGCTTGTATAAGGGGTGATCATGGCCACCTATACTGCCACTCGCGTGTTGGACAATGGCCCAGCCCCTGCCGCACGTGTGGCCAGGCTGGTAGTGGGCGTCGGCGGCATGGTGTTCCGGGCCGTGGTCATTCGTGAGAAGGCCCCCGTGGCTCCATCCGGTAACCGGGGCGGTTGGGCCTAGTGCACTTAACTGCAAAAACAAGGGCGCCTTCGGGTGCCCTTTTTGTTAGGTGGCCATAAGCTGGCACTCAGCTGCGGAGCCTACTCGCTCCGGGCTTGACCACTAGGAGCCCCCGATGTCCGGTGCTGAAGAAATCAACGTCCAGCCAAATGGTGTCACCGTAGGGTGGCGGCTGGTCGTCGCCGTGGGAGCGCTGTTGCTCGGGTACTACGTGGCCACACAGGTCGCACCCCTTCACAACGGCTTGAAGGAGGCCCAGGACAGTGGCCGTCGAGTGGAGGCCCGCCTGGATCGCCACTCAGCCAAGCTCGACGAGCTAGGAGCACAGATCGTCCAGCTGCAAATCCGCATGGCCGAACTCGGGGCGGAGCAGTACCGCCACGACACGGCTGCCCACCCCTTCAAAAAGTAGGCCCCCAACCATGAAAAACCGACTGCTCTGCTGGATGGCGCATGTTGAACTTTCAAGTGCTGTGGTGGTGTTCCTGGCGTTGGGGGTCCTGATCGGGGACACCATTGCCCAGGGCACCTTGCAGATGACCCGAACGCTCGGGGTCGCCTGCGCCCTGATGTGCTTCCTGTTCGGTGGTGCGCTGATCAAGGAGCATCACAGCGATGCCGAGTCCGGCATGTCCGGGCTCCCCTTCACCCTGATGATCGGCCTGATAATCAGCGCCAATCTTGGGGTGGTGTTCAATCTGTTTGCCTACCCCATCGTCACGCTGTTGTTCCAGCTTGGCACCCTGCTTGCCGTGATCCTGCTCCGCGTCCGATACACGCGCCAGCACGCTCGCGCCGCTGACCCGCAAACCACGACAGGAGCGCCTAGATGAAGCTCAGCAGCACAGGCTTGGAACTGATCAAGCACTTCGAGCAGGGGCCCAAGGGCGGCCATGCCACCCACCCCTACCAGGACTCGACCGGGCACATGACCATTGGCTGGGGCCACCTGATCCGCAAGGGTGAGACCTTCGTCACCCCGATGTCGGCTCAGGCGGCGGATGCCCTGCTGCGCAAGGACGTGATCTGGGCCGAGGACGACGCCAATGGCTTGCTGGACGACTACAACATCCAACCGACCCAGGATCAGTTCGATGCCCTGGTGTCCATCATCTTCAACTGCGGAGCCGGCGTGCACGATGGGGTCATGGGGGACATCGCTGACTCCACCCTGTTGCGCAAGTGGGCCGCCGGTGACGTGGTTGGCGCGGGAGACCAGTTCCTCGTCTGGAACAAGGGTCGCATCAATGGGAAGCTGACCGCGATCCCTGGCCTGACCCGTCGCCGGCAGAGCGAACGCCACCTGTTCCGCTATGGCGTGCTCAAGTTCTACTTCTGACCCACGAGGCCGACCATGTACCAGCGCATCATCTACCACGTGGAAGGGGCATGGTCGGTCCTTCACGCTCTACTGAATGGCTTATGGCGGCAGGTCGATGACAGCCGTATCATTCGCCGCATGGTCCTGTTCTTCACGCTGTACCTGACCTGGGTGGCGTATGAATGGGCCTTTGCGATCCCGGTCAAGGACGTTTCCTGGGACGTTGGTGCAGTCATTGGCGCCGTCCTGACCCCCATATCCGCCCTGCAAGCGGCGGTGTTCAAGTTCTACTCGGAGGCACGGAACAATGCTGACCCTACTCAAGGATATAGGCTCGATGATCGCCCTGATGCTGCTGGGCGCCCTGCTGATGTGGGGAACTGAACTCTACTTCGACCGCGCCCTGTTGAAGGAGGAGAACGGGAAGCTGACCACACAGGTGGAGCAGCTACAGGGCGAGGAGGAGATACGCGCCATCGTCGCCGGCGAAGTGGAGGCGGCCACCGCTGACCTGCACACGGAAGTGGAAGCCCAGCACACGAAGCTCCAGCAGCTCCAGACTACCCTCGCCAAGCACGACCTCAGCCGGCTCGCGGTGGCCAAGCCCGGCCTGGTCGAGAATCGCATCAACACCGCCACGCAGAAGGCCTTCAAGGACCTGGAGGACGCGCTATGATCCGCTTCCTCCTGGTGGTCCTCCTGGGGCTGCTGTTTGCAGTTGGTTGCACTCCCCACCAGGTGGCTGCCCCCAGGCCACGGGCCATCGACTGCGGTCCAGACCCCCTGGTCCTGAGGCCCAGCCTGCATGCCCCGACCTTCAAGCTGGTGGTGATCGAAGGCGAGCCTGTCCTGCTGCTCCCCCTGGCCGACTACGAACGCATGTCCGTTGGGCTGGCGCAGGTGAAGACTGTGATCCAGGCCTACAAGTCGAGGTTGGCCGTTTACAAGCGCTGCCTCGCCGCGCATAATCAGGCCGTCATTACCGTGACAGTTGACTGAGTGTTGCCAGACTCCTTGCTCGCCCCCTGACTCCTCCCCCCACTAGGATCAGGGGGATTTTTTTGTCCAACCGCTTGACAAACACAGGTGGTGGTTGGGAGAATAGCGGCATATCCGGGGGCTACCTCGGACAGCATGGAGGGGACACAGACAGGCCGCGCCTGCCCTCCTGCGTGCAACCAATTGCAATCTGGAGACTAGAGCGCATGAATGACCTGATAACGAGCGGCATCCCGATGGTGAAGCTCGCCTGCCGGGACCTGGCCCACGTGGCCCGCACGCTGACCCTGGTGAGCGGCATGAAGGTGACCGAGTACGGGACTGGCTCGGGTGCCGCCTTCTACATGGTCGACTACGACAACCGAGACCTCGGTGACCTCTACAAGACCATGAAGGAATCTGAGGTCACCCTGTTCCTGATCAACCCGCCTGACGACCTGGACTGGCAGTTCTACGCGATAGACGCCGGTGAACTGCTGCCGACACGAGGCGCCATGATCACCTGGCTCGACTCCATGCTCGATGCTGACGACGAGACCTTGCAGACCCTGGCGGACGCCCTCCAAGGCCTGACCTTCATGGAAGCCACCGCCGCCCTGGCACTGTGCGGTGACGAAGTGACGCACCGGGCGCTACTGCGTGCCCGCGAGGCCATCCGCCCGACCGTGCGCGGCCTGTTCTTGATCCCGACGAAGGAAGTGCACTACCACCCGCCGATGATGCTGTCCCATTGGCTGCATGACATGCGAGGGTTCCTGTTCCACCGCCCCATGCTGGCGGATCGCGGGATTCTGTTGCATGGCGAGCCCGGCACCGGCAAGTCCCAGGCGGCCAAGTACCTGGCCAACCAGCTGGGGGTGCCTCTGTACCGCCTGGACGTCTCCAGCATGATGTCCAAGTGGCAGGGGGAGGCCGAGGCCAGCCTGCGTGCGGCCCTGGCCACCCTGGATCAGATCGGGGCCTGTGTGGCGCTGATCGACGAAATGGACAAGCTATTCTCGGATGACAACTCTGGCTCTGCCCCGCGCATGCTGGCTCAGCTGCTGTGGTGGATGCAGGAACGCACCAGCGCCGCCCTGTTGGTGGTCACGGCGAACGACATGACCAAGATTCCACAGGAGCTGTTGCGCCCGGGGCGTATCGACACCGTGAGCGTGATGCCGAGCGCCGTGCCGCGCCCTCCGATCATCAAAGCCACCCTGGAGGAACTGGGCTACCCTCACCTCCTCAAGGAGGCCCTGAAGGGCATGGACTCCACCACCGATGACAACCCGGCTCGTGTGCACAACCAGACGAAAACCTGGCTGCGCAACTACTTGACGAACATGAACCTCTAGCTCAGACTGGAACCTCAGAACCAACACCAACCGGCCCACATGGAGGGCAACATGCAAGAAGTCAACGAAACCCCTAAGGCAACAATGTACACCGGCACCGAAGGCAGCCCGGACTATGTGTGCTTGCTCAAGGCGGGCTCTATCTTGATCCTGGCCAAGCCGCTGTTTGGCTATGCCGGTCAAGACCGTGTGATGGGTCTGCGCATCCGCGCGGTCACCGAGAATGGCATGCCCATGCCCACCCCGGAGTCCGGCCTGTTCATGACCGACCTGCCCTGGACCAAAATGGACGCCGAGCGCTTCAGCTTCGAAATGGGTGCGTTGAAGTGCCCGAGCAGCATCCTGGCATCCGCCAAGGATGCGCTGCGCGACAAGCTGATCACCGGCATGCTGGAGGTGCGCGAGCTGCTCCGTTCGAAAATTCAGGCCCCGCTCGCCGTCACCGTCGAGGACATGCTCCCGGTCGAGTACATCGTGGACGCCATGCTCGACACGGTGAACATCCTGGAGCCGGCCGCCATCCCTGAGGGGAGCAACGTGGTCGAGCTGAAATTCCCCGAGAAGGCCACCGGGGAGTACACGGTGAAGGATGACGACGAAGACGACGACGAGGACGATCAGGACGTGTACTGATCCGGCTTGACGAACTGATCGGTAGTGTGATTGTCTAAGCGCCCCACCCCTCAACCAGGTGGGGCTTTTTCTGTCCAACCACATTCCGGGGGCCACCCGTTTGAGTATCCAAGCCATATCCTGGGCTTTGGAGACGGCTGCCTTGCCGCCAGTCCAAAAACTGGTGCTTGTCGCCATCGCCAACTATGCCTACAAGCAAGCAGACTCCTCCCGCGTTTCCATCGGGAAGCTGGCCAAGATGGTCGGCCTCACCCCGCGCATGATCCGTTACCACCTGTCCGCCCTGGAGGACAAAGGCCTTGTTCGCCGGGTCGCCGCTCAGGGTCAGATCAATACTTTCCTGCTCAACCGCGAGGTCGAAAAGGACCTGGGTTTGGAGGGGGACCCCTGCAACCCATTGCATGGGGGGGATGCAACCCATTGCAGTGGGGGGGTGCAACCCATTTCACCCAATCCTGCTTTTGATCCGGTTATTGATCCTGACAGAGCTATACGAGCTGATTCCATCAGCGAGATTTCAGGGGTGGATTCGGAGAACTCCTTCGGGGAGCGGAGGAAGACTAGGGGCCGTCGAAAGGAAGATGCCCTGGCCGAACTGGGGGCAGTCGTCCTGACTTCCGCCGTCCAGCAGATTGAACTTAATTGCACGGGGAACCTCACTATGCCGACCGTTGAAGAGAAGCTGGCCGCGTTCAAGGCCACTGGGTCGACTGGGCACAAGAAACCTTCGGCGCCGAAAGGTGTCACAGCCTTAGCCGACAAGTGGCGGGAACTTCTGCTCGCCAACTTCACAGCCGTGTCATTCGTGGCCCCGCTCACCACCGCCCAGCTTGGACAGCTCCGGCACGTGATCAAGCGGACCCCGGCGGGCCTGGCTGAGCCGGTTCTGACCTATGCGCTGGAGCACTGGTCAGCGGTCAAGGCCAAGCTGGAATCCACCTTCGGTGTGTTCCCGGTGCCTTCAGTCCCGAGTGTGGGGTTCGTGCTGAAGAACATCGAGGCCCTGACCAACCTGTACCAGAAGTCCCTGGAGAAGGCCCCGAGCGTGCCCCTGAAGACGTTCGACGCGGCCAAGCCATCCCAGGGCCTTCCTGCACCCGAGAAAGCGGCCACAGCGGCCACACAGGCGTCCGGGGGGATCGCCACCGTCGAGGAGCTGGAAGCGCTCCTGAACAACTTGTCAGGCAAGCCCTGACGTGGAGAACAACATGTACCAAGTCAACGCCTTGTCCGCCGATCTGGCCGGAGACATCGTGAAGCAGACGGAAGCTGCCGCGAAGTTCTACGAGCCGGGCATCCTCCAACCCGAAGTGCACTGGCGGTTAGTGGCCGACCTCCCTGGTATCGCCAGGACGGCCAACATCCCACCGCAGTACGTGTACAAGCACAGCATGAAGGGCACGTGCTCCCAGGCCGAGGTGAACTGGGTCCGCACGTTCAAGACCCTCGTGGACAAAGACATCGCCGGGCTCGCCCTGCATGGCCAGCACCACACCTACGAGCGCATGCTGACCATTGCCGGTGCCCTGATCCGAAACTTCATCGACGCCCGCGTCATGACGTTGCAGTCGGTGATCGACCAGCTCAAGGGCGGGCTGGCCATCGAGGGCACCGTGGTGCTGATCCCGAACTTTCACGTGTCGCCGGAGAAGGGGGGCCAACTCCACCCGCGATTCGTGGGGCTGTTGCTCGACTGGATGTACCAGCGCTATGGCGAGCAGAAGCAGACCATCATCGGTATCGAAGGGATCGAGCAAATCCGTGAAGACTACGGCGATGACGTCTGCCAACTGATCGCTGAACACTACATGAACGCACTTTGAAGGCGGGGAACAACGAGTGAGCATTGGATTGCAGTTAATTGCATCCGTTATTGATAGCGGAAGCGTGAAGGGACTGTTGGGGACCACACTGAACCCCGAGCATTTTGATCCACTAGAGCGTGAGCTGTACGAGCGGGCTATCCAGCACCTGAGGAAGTTCGGGGGCCTGCCGTCACGCGCCATGGTCGAGGGCTGGCACGGGGAGAGCCTGCCCAAGGCCACCGAGGTCTCGGGCTACTACATCGAGGAGTTGCGCAAGCGCTGGATTCACCGGGAACTGGCCGCCTCGATTGCCGAGGTCAAGCCCCTGATGAACAAGTCCGGCCTGGACCCTCTGGCCGCGTTCGAGGAGCTGAAGCGCACGGTGTCGCGGATCACCACCAGCGCCAGCGGTCTCAACATCGTGGACTTCAAGGAATCGGCGGCGCCCCTGCTCCAGGCCTACAAGGAGAAGCTGACTCAGGGCGATGACTACGGCATCCTGACCGGCTGGGGCTCCCTGGACCAGATGATGGGGGGCATGCTCGGCGGCGATGTCATATCCGTAGTCGGGCGCCCGGCACTGGGTAAGACCTTCATGATGCTGAGGATGGCCCTGCAAGCGTTCTACCAGAACAAGACCGGCCTGTTCGTGTCGATGGAAATGAAGCCGTTGCCGATCCTTCAACGTCTGGCCGCTATGCACACCCACAAGTCGCTGACCAACCTGAAGAACGCCGAGCTTACCAGCAAGGGCCTCAAGCAGTTCACCGAGAGCATGATGGCCCTGGAGGCTGCCGAGTCGAGCCTGTACGTGGTCGACGGGAACCTGACCGCCACGGTGGACGACATCATGATGCTGGCTCAACAGCTGGAGCCGCAGTTCATCGTGATCGACGGTGCCTACCTGGTGCGCCACCCGAACAGCAAGATCAACAAGTACGACCGCGTGGCCGAGAACGCCGAGGCCTTCAAGTCCGACCTTGCCGGTCTGCTGAACATCCCGGTCGCCACCTCCTGGCAGTTCAACCGGGAAGCCGCGAAGAAGTCGAAGAAGAAGGGCGAGGGTGACCCCGGCCTGGAGGACATCGGCTATTCGGACGTCATCGGCCAGGTGTCCACCGTGGTGCTGGGCCTGCTGGAGCACGAGGGCATCGAGACGGCCATCCGCCGCAAGTGCTCGATCCTCAAGGGCCGGAACGGCGAAGTCGGGGAGTTCCTGATGAACTGGGACTTCCTCACCATGAACTTCGACGAGTACGACGAGAACAAGATCGAGGAGCTGCAATTCCTGTGATCTAGGGTATTGACGGGCCATCCGCCGTTCGGTAATGTTCGCTCCAGCTCGGCACAACGCTCCCCCGCTTGGACGAGCCCTGGACAGGGTTGGCCCCCATGACCAGAAAGCCCTCCTCACCGAGGGCTTTTTTATGCCCAACCACTTGACGAACAAAGGTGGGGGTGTGAGACTATCCACTCACACCACTCAACCCTCATGGAGGGGCGCACCATGACCGTCACGATCCAGAAGAAGACCACCAAAGCCACCAGCACCAGCAAGAAGGGCAGCGCGGCCAAGGACCTCAAGAAGCAACTGACCCACGACCCCGTAGCCGAAGCCGTGGACGCGGCCGCCGGCCTGGACCTCCAGATCGCTGAGCTGAAGGCCCAACTCAAGGGGCTGACCGATCAGCAGGCCAAGCTGATCAAGGAGGTCAAGGCGGCCAACGCCGATGCCCTGGCCGACACCTCGGTTCCGGTGACCATCGAGGGCGACAAGTACGCCATCGTGTTCAGCGCCGGGCGCCAATCCCGCGTCATCAAGGACAAGGAAGGCCTGTACCACGCCATCGAGGGCATCCAGGAGGGCCTGTTCTTCGACCTCTGCGATGTCTCCCTGTCCGCCATCGACAAGACCCTGAGCGAGGACGAGGCCTCCAAGTACATCGAGAAGGTCACCACCGAAAGCCGCACCCTGAAGTACGTGCCGAAGGCCTGACCCGATGCTCGAAAACGACGTCCTCAAGTTCTACAAGGCGATGGGACTGGAGCAAGTCGGTAAGCGTCCGGGGTGGGTCCTCGGGCGCTGCCCCTACGCCCCCTGGAAGCACCAGAAGGGCTTCGACCGCAAGCCCTCGTTTGCAATTAGTGTCACTGAGGGGCAGTCGCACTTTAACTGCTTCAGCTGCGGCACCCATGGGGACCTTCACGACCTGGTGATGGACATGCGCGAGGTCAAGCTGCACTCCCCCGAGGACTGTGCGGTGGTGGACTTCAAAGCGGCCATGGAGCTGCTGGCGGACGAGGAGCTGGCGTCGAGCGACTACGACATCCCCGACTACGAGGAAGCCGCGAGCGGCACCGGCATCACCAAGCTGCACCCGTTCCCCGAGGAGTGGCTGGCCACGTTCTTGCCCGGTGTCAACCACCCCTATCTGGCTCAGCGCGGCATCAGCCTGGAGGTGGCCAAGGCCCTGGACCTGCGCTTCGACACCAAGCGCAAGCGCCTCTGCTTTCCGATCCGGGACTGGGCCGGGACCCTGTGCGGTCTCCATGGGCGGGACGTCACCGGCGAGAGTGAGCTGCGCTGGCTGGGCTACACCCACGGGCCCGAGAAGCACAGCAACCCCCACATCTGGCTGAATGAGCAGAATGTCGACCTGGGCTACCCGGTGATCGTCACCGAGGGTGGCTTCGACCTCGCCAAGATCATGCACGTCAACACCAACGTCCTTGCCGCCCACTCCGTGAACATGCCGCCGCTGAAGCTGCGCCGGCTGCGGTCAGCCCATCACATCATCACGTGGTTCGATGCGGGGAAAGCCGGGGACATGGCCAGGGAGCTGATCGACAAGCACCTGGGCCACACGGCGCACATCGACCACGTGGAGCCCACCGAAGAAGAGGGGGATGCGGGTGACACCCCCATCGAGGAAATCCAGCGAGTGCTGTCCGACTTGCTGGACTGATTGACAAACAGATTGTCAAGTCATACACTGCCAGCCGACCATTCCGGTCTCACAGGAGCCATATCATGGCAATTACGAAAAAGAGCAAAACCACAGAAGAAGCCGTCAAGACCAAAGCAGCTGCCACCGGCGGCGCGGGCAAAAAGCCCAGTTGGATGATGGCGGGCAAGAAAGCCGCCCACGCCTTCGAAGAGGAAGAGAAGAAAGCCGAACAGAAGAAGGCCGAGTCCTCCAAGCTGTTCCGTTTCTTCCTGAAACCCGGCGAGGAGTCCGAGATTACCTTCGTCGACGGCGACCTCGATGACGATGGCGTGCTCATGGCGCCGATCTACCGCGAGCACCGCCTGCACATCAATGGCAGCTGGAACAACCACTTCGTTTGCACCTCGGACGAGGAGCCGTGCCCGATCTGCGAGGGTGGCGACGAGCCTTCCCTGGTGGCGGCGTTCACGGTCATCGTGCACACCCCGTACAAGGGGAAGAACAAGGTGTACAAGGACGTGAAGAAGCTGCTGATCGCCAAGCGCAACACCTACAAGATGCTCCAGAAGATCGCTACCAAGCGCGGCGGTCTGGCGGGCTGCACCTTCGACGTGTCACGCGAGAGCGACAAGGACGCGGCGGTCGGTGGGCTGTTCGACTTCAGCGAGAAGCACACGCTGGAGGAGCTGGCCGCTCACTACAAGGACGCCGACTTCACCCCGGCGAACTACGAGGAGGAGCTGCCCTACGTGTCGGCCAAGGAACTGCGCGAGCAGGGCTTCGGTGGTCCGGGTACTCCGTCCAACGCCGCCTTCGAAGACGAGCCGGCAGCCGGCGGCGTCAGCGACGATGATCTTTAAGCACGCGAAGCAGGGGGGCGGGGTGAAAGCCCCCTCCCTTATCACCCACGAGCCGCCCCTGTTCATCGACCTGGGCGCGGCCTACAAGTACAGCCCGGCGCTGGCCAAGGCGCTCACCTTCAAGAACATGTTCGCTGACCCGGGTGCGGAGGACGACGACAAGTTCTACCAGGCCTACCGGCGCGAGGAGGGGTTGATCTACGTCCCGCCCGCTGCCGTGCCGCCCTGTGATGACGACCGCCGTAGTCGGGGCATCCCGGTGCAGTTCGGGGGCACGTTCAAGGCCAAGGACGCCGAGCAGCAGCGCGTGGTTGACGAGAGCACCTCCCTGCTCCTGGCCGGCAGGAACCACATCATCGAGGCCCCGACCGGCTTCGGTAAGACCTATGTCGGGTCCGCGATTGCACTTAATTGCAAACGTTCCACCCTGATCGTGGTCAACAAGGAAATGATCATCGGGCAATGGGTCGAGGCCATGGAGGTCGTGCTCGGCCTGCACCGCACAGACATCGGCCTGATACAGGGCGACAAGTGCAACGTGCAGGGTAGGCCAGTCGTGATCGCCATGCTCCAGTCGCTATGCAAGCCGGGCCGGTATCCGTCCTGGGTCTATGAAGCGTTCGGGCTGGCCATCTTCGACGAGGTGCACCGCCTGGGCTCCGACTACTTCACCCAGGTCATGTGGAACCTCAGCTGCCGCAGCATGATCGGCCTGTCAGCGCGCCCCGAGCGCAAGGATCGCCGCGAGCGGCTGTTCAAGATGTTCATCGGGCCGACACTGGTGAAGTCCGAGGCAATGCCGCTGCCATTCAAGGTGCTGGCGGTCGACACCCCGTACAAGCTGCCGCGCCGGCTGGTGGTCAACAAGCTGACCAAGGAGAAGAAACTGACCAAGGTCGAACCTCCGCACGGGCGCACCGTCATGCTTGAGAAGGGCATGATCAAGTGCCACGGGCGGACGCAGATCGCGGTCAAGCTGACCTGCATATCCGCCGAGCGCGGGCGCAGGATCATCCTGTTCTTCACCACCCTGGACTACATGAAGGCCGTGGGGGCCGAGATAGCCAAGGTGTTGGGGGCTGGGGAGGTTGGCTACCTCACCGGCGGGATGAAGGAGGCGGCACGCCAGGAGGCAGCAGAGAAGACGGTCCTCTGCACCACGTACCAGATGACCAGCGAAGCCGTGAACCTCCCCTGGTTCGATACAGCGGTGCTGGTGAGTCCGAAGTCGGACGTGTTGCAGGTTGTCGGGCGCATTCTGAGGCCCTACGAGGGCAAGAAGGACCCGACAGTCATAGACCTAGTAGATCGGGATTCCACGGTACTGACGGGCTTTCACAACCAGCGCATGAAGTTCTACAAATCCAAGCAGGCGCCGGTGAAGAAAATCACTATCTGAAAGGAACCCACCCCATGAGTAACGACACCGCAGGCACCAGCACCTTCACCCGCTGGTACGACAAGAACCGAGACGAATACAACCGCAAGCGCCGCGAGCGCTACAAGAACGACCCCGAGTACCGCAAGGCCCAACTGGAGGCCGTGCAGGAAAAGCGTCGCAATGCGGGCGCAACTGCCAAGCCGGCTCGCCCGGCGAACACGTTCACCACTTCCGAGGTGGCGGCCAAGGTCGGAAAGACCGTGGAGTCCCTGAAGTGGCACGGCACCAAGGGCAACATCCCATGGCCGGAGATTGGCGAGTACCATGCGCGCCTGTTCACCGCCTCAGATGTTGCAAAGATCACCGCCTTCTACAAGGAGCATGACAGTGGCCATTAAGCTCAAGACCAAAGCCGGCGCCACCCCGCCTGACGACACCCAAGAGAAGAAGCCCAGCGGCGCTGTGGCGAAGAAGAAGGGCGCAGCCCCTGCCGAATCCATGCCCTGGGACGAGCAAGGCGCGGGCGGGGACCTGAAGTCCAAGAACGCCAAGGCGACCATCACCACCCACGAGAAGAAGTCGGGGGCTGAAACCTTCACCGAGGAGCACCTGTACTCCGTTTCCTCCGACCAGCCACTGTGCAACGTGGGCTTCAGTGCTGGGGCCACCCGCAACCTGGGGGACTACAACAGCTTCAAGGTGCAGGTGAGCATCAACATCCCGGTCCCTCTGGAGGGCATAGACACGGCGCTAGCCTTCGGTCAGGACTGGGTGAACCGCAAGATGGAAGAAGTGTTGAATCAGGCCTGACTGGGGCATTTGGGGGCACCATGGCAGTAAGCGTGAAGGGTAAGAACGGAGAGGCCAAGCCGCTCTCCAAAAGCAGCGTCAGCAGCCTGCTCAAAGGGGTCAAGGACAAGCTGGGGGATGGCGTCTCTCTGCTGGCCAGCGAGGCCGAGAACGTGGTCGTTGAGCGAATCCCGACCGGGTTGCTCGATGTCGACATCGCCACCGGGGGTGGATTCCCCCGAGGAAAGATCAGCATCGTCTATGGCCCGGAGTCCTCGGGCAAGACCAACCTGATTCTGAAGACCATTGCCAACCACCAGCGCCTCTGGCCCGACGAGGAGTGCGTGTTCGTCGACCTGGAGAATGCCTTCGACCCGGCCTGGGCCAAGAAGATGGGCGTCAACCTCAACAAGCTGCACATCATCCAACCTGACTTTGCCGAGCAGGCCGTGGACATCGCTGACATGCTCATGGAGGCGGACAACATCGGGCTGATCATCTTCGACAGCATCGCCGCCCTGGTCACCCACGCCGAGACCGAGAAGTCCGCCGAGGGCGCCATCGTCGGGGGGGCCTCCCTGGTGGTGGGCAAGCTGGCCCGCAAGATCGTCCTGGGGCAGATGAAAGCGAAGAAGCAGGGCCGGTTCCCCACCTTCATCGCGGTCAACCAGATTCGCCTCAAGATCGGGGTGATGCACGGTGACCCGGAGACCATGCCCGGGGGCAAACCGCTGATGTTCGCCAGCTCGATGACCATCCGCCTCTACGGCAAGAACGAAGTGGTCAAGGAGGTCAATCCGGTCCTGCCAGCCATGAAGGTCACCACCTGCATCATCCGCAAGTGGAAGGTGCCGATCCTCCAGACCAACTTCGAGTACAAAATGGTGGTCATCCCGCACAAGGGGCTGGCCGTGGGCGAGTGCGACGACTGGAACCCGCTGACGCACAAGCTGAAAGGCCTCGGGCTGCTCGATAAGGTGGGCACCAAGTTCCAGTTCTACGGTGAGGAGTTCCCCACCATCAAGCAGATCAAGGAGCACGTGATGGGCACCCCGGGTCTGCTGGATAAGGTGAGGGCGGACGTCTGCCGCCGGCTACTGGAGGGCGCGACCATGGTGGATGCCCAGGAGGGGGATGACTGATGTCGGCACTCAAGCCCACCACCCTCAGGGGCAAGACCGTGGCCAGGAAGGGCAAGCTCGGGGCTGGCGACTGCCTGGGCAAGTACACCGAGAGCCGTACCATGGCCAGGATCGGCGCCAAGGCCACCGCCAACTCCGGCGCCACCGATGGGGACAAGGGGGATGGGGTGTTCCTGTCCCCCGCCCTCGCCTTCCGCCTGGAGCACAAGCAGACCATCAAGGACAGCCTGAGCGTCAAGCACGAGTGGCTGCTGAAGATCAGCCACGAGGCCAATTCTCTCAACCAGGTCCCGGCACTCCAGCTGCTGTTCACGGACAAATCCGGGGTGGTCCGCCGGGAAGGCGCCTGGGTCGCCATCCCCGAGGCTGACTTCCTGCGCCTGACAGGGGGTGCCCAGTGAAGTTCGTGCAGAAGGTCAAGCTCAATGCCGTGCCCGTGGGGACGGAGCTGATCCACGCCCTACACGCCAACATGGCGGCCTACGAGCCGCCCCGCCCTGCGACCCGCATCCATGCCTCAGACATAACCAACGAGGAGACGCCCTACTGCCCCCGGGAGCACGCCCTGGCGGACCTGTTCCCGGACACCCGCAAACCCAAGGCCGTAGGCACGGCCCTGCGCTACACCTTCGACATGGGCAACTCACTGGCTGAGCTGCTCTGCAACAAGTGGGCGCTTCCGATTGCCGTGGGGGATTGGACCTGCGTTCGCTGCAATCAATTGCACACGTTCCAGAAGCGCCCGGGCTGGTGTTCCAGCTGCGGCGCGGAGGACGCCTTCCGCTATGAGGAGGTGCGCTTCATCAGCAAGACCTCCGGGGCCTCTGGCGGGATAGACCTGTTGGTCGACCTCAATACCGGGCCTCTGGAAGTGGTGGAGCTGAAGTCGATCAAGGCGGATGACTTCAAGACCCTGATGGCCCCGAAGCCCGAGCACCGGCTGCGGACGAACCTGTACCTCCGCCTGATCGAGGACAGCGACCACCCCATGCGCGGCCACATCAACACCGAGCGCGCCCGGGTGCTGTACATGATGAAGGGCTTCGGGGTGAAGACGGACGGCATGAAGTTCAAGCACCCGGACACCGCCTTCAGCCCCTTCAAGGAGTTCTCGGTGGTTCGGGATGACACCGCCACCGGGGTCTACATGAACAAGGCGCGGGCCTTGAAGCTCTTCCGCGAGACGGGCACCATACCCAGCGGCATTTGCCCCAACGTCCTCTGCAAGCGGGCTCAGGGGTGCTCTTCGGTGAAGGCTTGCTTCAGCGGCAAGTACGACCCGGGCACAGTCATCAAGCTCAAGAACCTGGAGCCCGCCTAGTGGCCATCACGATCAAACAGAAGCCAAAAGGGGAGGTGGTCACCCTGGCCGTCGACCCCTCAACCAAGTGCGGCTATGCCGTCACCGTAGGCGACCGCCTGGAGCTGTCGGGGGAAATCAAGACCCCCAAGGGCAAGACCGGAATCCCCCGGGCCCTGTGGCTGGCAGATCAGATCGAGGAACTGATTGCACGCCACAAGGTCACACGAGCAGTGATCGAGGGCTACAGTTTCGCCTCCAACTTCAACCAGGCGACGATGGTGGAACTGGGCACGATCCTGCGTCTACGCCTTATGCAGTGCGGCCTGGACTACCTGGAAGTGCCGCCGACGAGCCTGAAGAAGTTCGTCTCCGGCAAGGGCAATGCGAAAAAGGACATGATGCTGCTCAGCGTTTTTCAGCGCTTTGGGGTATCCTGCGCGACCGATAACGAAGCAGACGCGGTTGGTCTGGCATTCTTCGCTCGGGCGTATGACGGGGCCAACTTGGGTTTGCCTCAGGTGAATATGGAAGCGGTGCACGCTCTCCATAAGGAAAAAATCTGCAACTAATTGCACTCAACTACTTGACGAACATAGCGGGGATTGCGAGACTAACCCTGTCGAAACAAACCTTACCCCGCATGGAGGGAACACCAAATGGCAATTTCCAAGAAGAAACCCGAAGCAGCAGAAGAAGCAGTTGGCACCACCGAAGCAGCAGCGGTTGAGTCCGAAGCGGGCACCACCACTGCCGTGAAGAAGAAGCCGGCTGCGGCCAAGAAGGCCACCGCGAAAGCCAAGGCCACGGCAGAGACGGACGTCATCGTCAACATTGTCTCTGAAATCGAGAACATGGCTGAGGACGCGGCGATCAGCTCGGCCAAGGACCTGCTGGAGTCGGTCGACGAGACCTACTTCAAGTTGGGTGGCGTCCTGGCACTGATCCAGACCAAGAGCTACTGGGAAGGCCACGGCCACGATAGCTTCAAGGCGTTCATCAATGCCGAGTACGGCCTGCAATACCGCAAGGCGATGTACTTGATCCAGATTTACAACGATCTGGTGGAGTCGGGCGTGGCCTGGGAGAAGGTGCAGGGCCTGGGCTGGACCAAGCTCAAGGAACTGTCCCCGATCCTGAACAACGACAACGTGGACGCCCTGGTCGAGAAGGCTCAGACCATGACCGTCCTGGAGCTGATCGAGTACATCAAGTCGCTGAAGACTCCTGGCACGGCTCCAGAAATGCCGGAGGCCCCCAGCTCCCCGATCACCACCCTGACCTTCAAGGTTCACACCGACCAGAAGGAAGTCATCCGAGCCACCGTCGACAAGGCGAAGGAAGACTACGGCACCGAGTACGACGCGGTGGCCCTGGAGCACATCTGCCAGTCCTACGCGACCGGCGGCAGCAACAAGACCAAGCAGCCCTCCCTGGCGGAACTGATGAAAGCCGCCGGTGTCGAAAAGGTGCTGGAAATCTTCGAGACCTGCTTCCCTGGCGTGGACCTCGAAGTGACCATGTAACCCCCTCCTCGTTGGACCCTAGCCCCCTTCCCCCAGGGGGCTTTTTTATGGGCCACCGTTTGACAAACATAGGTGGGGGTGGGAGAATAAGGGGTCAAGACGCAGAGGGCGCGGATATGCAGCAGTTGGACCTGATCGGCAACGCCATCCAAGTGGAGAGCTTCAGCGAGCCTGGGGTCTTCTACACGGTCGACATCGCGGCCAAGACCTGCACCTGCCCCGCCTTCAAGAAGCGGAAGACACCATGCAAACACATGAGGGGCCACGTAGTGAGCGATAAAGTCAGAAAGGTAACCCCCGGGCGGGCCATGTCCGGGCTGATCAAGAGCCAGCGCCTACGCTGGGAATACGAGGCCGTGAAATACGCGGTCTACCTCTGGCGCATCCCCGACCAGAAGTTTCGCCTGATACGCCGTGTGATGATCATGGCCGGCGAGGACAACATTTCCCTGTACACCATGGAGCGCACCTCGGCATGGCGCCGGGACTACGCCAACATCACCCTGGTCAACCTCTGCGCGCAAGTCATGCGCCTCTGCCGCACCCCGAACTGGTACGCCGACGAGGGCGGGGTCGAATACATCCGGGCCTTCCGCCGCTGCAATGCCCTGAACCACCACAAGGTGTTTGCCTGCCGCACCGAGGACGAGAAATACCTCGAAATGGCCGAGGCGGTGCGCTCGGGCGACATGGATACGGCGGTGGCCGCCTGGGAGGCCCTGTACGCGGGCAAGGTGAACGCGGCACGCATGTGCCAGGAACTCACCACCCTGGCCACCGAACTGGGCAAGGAGGACGCCCTGCGGACCCTGGCGGTCTACCGGGACAACCTCAAGGACCTGTCAGCAGACGGGAACTACACCGGCCAAGCCCTGATTCGCCTGTTCCAGCCGGTCGGCTCTGACGAACTACAGGCCATGGAGCCGAAGATCACCCTGGCCGAGGTGAAGCCCCTGATCGCCAAGGCCATCCAATACTGGGACACCCCAAGCGAGAAACACTTCCCCAGCTACTTTGCTGATGGAGTCCACACGGACGGCGATGACGAGCGATTCGCCGGCACCATCCGGGCCATGTGGGGCATGTGCCTTGCCCACCGCAACTTCGGGCGCCTGCACCCCGATGACCAATGGCCCAACACCTTCTGGAGCTACCCATGACCCAACCCATTGATCCAAAGTACGCCGCCATGTACCAGCAGGCGGAGGCCCACAAGGGTGAGCAGAAAGGCCTGCTGTCGCCCAACACCGACCTACCCGCCCGGCGATTGCAACTGATTGCACTGATGATCATCGGTCGGATGGGCGAGTACCCTAGCGATGTTCTGGATGTGGGCTGTGGCTATGGTGACCTGAGCATCCACTTCCCGAGGCCGCTGGCGGACTACCACGGCATCGACGCCATCCGCTGGATCGCAGACGAAGGCCGGTCCAAATACCCGGAGGCCCGCATCGAGTGCCGCACGATGGGCGACCTTATCCGCGACGAGCAGAACGTCTATGACGTCGCTGTAGCGGTGGGCGTGGTGTCGACCCTGCCAGAGGGGGGCCTGAAGGGGTTTGCCGCTGAACTGCGCCAGCTGGCCGGCTGCTACATCGCCCTGGCCTACTACCCCGCCCCCGAGTATGACGGCATGTTCCGCTCCTACACGGACGAGGAGATCGAAGAAGCCTTTGGCTGCCCCCTGTCCGAGTGCATCGCCGCCCAGGTGCCGGGGGACAAGCACCGCCTCCTGCTGATTCCGAGTAAGCCGCTATGAAAGTCACCTGCAACCAGACCCTCCTGCTGCCCTATGGATAAGCTCTCACTAGAGCGCGTGATGGGGCGCCTCCCACAACCCGCTGAGGGCTGTTGGGAGTGGCCCTATGGGAAGTCTTCGGCAGGCTACGGGATGATATACAGCCCGGACGCGGGCCAGATGATCTACGTGCATCGTCTGATGTTTGAGGCCCACAAAGGGCCGATCCCCGAGGGGCTGCATGTCTGCCATACCTGTGACAACCCCGCGTGTGCCCGACCTGATCACCTGTTCGCTGGGTCTCAGCTGGACAACATGCGTGACATGCACCAGAAGGGCAGGAATCACTCGAACCCTGGTGAGGCCAACCCACACGCCAAACTGACCGAAGAACAAGCCAGGGCCCTGAAAAAGGCGCTGCTGGCCGGCGGGAACCCTAAAGCTCTAGCCGCCCAATACGGGATAAGTTTGGGCTACACCTACAACATCAAGGCCGGCAGGAAGTGGGCCCATCTGGAGATTGAAGATTGAAAGTCACCTGCAACCAGACTTTATTATTCCCGGCTTGTTACATGATGCACCGCTTCCGCCTGGTGGATGCCATCGTGCTGATGGGGGAAGCCCAGTACAGCAAGTTCGGCCACCACTCCCGCGCTGACATCTTCAGCAAGCAGGGGCCCGCCAAGCTCAGTGTCCCGCTGAAGAACCGGGACTTCAGGCCGCTCAACCAGATCGAGCTGGATCAGCCCATGCGCTGGCTCAAGAAGTTTGAGGGGACCCTGAAGGCCAACTACGGGAAGTGCCCCGGCTACAAGGACCACGGCGAGGAGCTGCTGGAACGATTGCAGCTAATTGCACGCGAGGCCCCGATCCTGTCCGTCTTCGCCGGCGCGACCATGGACTGGGCCAACAAGCTGTGCGGGATCGAAGCGGTAGTCGTGGACGCCTGGGCTCTGCTCGGGGACCGCCAACCCGAATGGGATGCCAGTGAGTGGGTAGCGAAGATGGTGGAAGCCGTGGGAGGCACCGACTACCTGGGAGGCGGCGCGGCCATGACCAACTACATCCGGCGGCCCGCCTTCAAGGAGAAGGGCATCGAACTCCACATCCAGAACTACAAGATGCCCGACAGCTACGAGACCGTGGCGGGAACCCTGAACCTCAATGGCATGACCTCCATCCTTGATCCCCTGATGACCATCGGGGCCAAGAAGACGCGGGAACTACTCACACCCACCTGGGGGGAATCCACTGAGGAAGTCACACCCGAGACCGTCTATGAATGGGGGCCCCTGACCCACGAACCTTAACTACCCCCGGAACCACAAGAAGCCCTCGGAACACCACCGGGGGCTTTCCATTTGTGGGGGGAAAGAACCCATGTCACAGAGACACACAAGAGAGAGGAGAAGAACGTCATTACCATAGGGAAGAGACTTGTAATTGATTGCACAGGAAGTCGACCTGTAAGATGCGCGACACCACACCAACACTGACAAGGAGGGAATGACAACATGAAAATGCTGTTGGACCCGATCTATACGACCTTTCCAAGCCGCTGCGCCTCAGCCTCCAAGTACGCGAAGATATGGAGCTACCTAGCCCCCAAGCATCCAGACCTGTACGCCTACTGGCTGATCCCGGACGACATCCCCGAGGAGTGCATGGAGTGGCTGAAGTCACTGCCCCATGTGGAGCGCATCCAGTTCGTGTACACGCCGGCCCCAGGCATCCTGGATCGCTACCGGGAGTACAGTCGCCTGCCGCGTGAACTGGAAATGGTCTATGCCATTGATGGCGAGTATTGGGACTGGGACATCCTGGTCACCAACAAGTCAGCGTTGGTCCCCCTGATCAGAATGAACTGCTGCAAGCCGGGCGCCGAGGGCATGCGGTGGGCGAAGAAGATTGTGCTGCTGGAGGACATGCCGATGATGTCCTACAAATCAGCGGTGGCCATCGCCCCGGGGCAGGTCTCCGATCAGCAGACGCTCCTGGGCTACTACCAGTCCGACCTGGTGGCCATCTGCGCCTTCTGGCAGAAGCGCCACATGCTCAAGATCGCTCGGGACCACTTCAGTGCCGCCTTCCTCCGTCGCCTGCAATCCGTGTTGGTGGAGTCGTCCCCGATCCAGGTGGACGAGGTGCAGCCGAAGACCAAGGCGGTGGTCGAGAAGGTGATCAAGCGGGAGAAGCCCTTCACCATTTCGTTCTCGGGCCGCATGGTGTGGGGCCACCGCATCGAGGACATTTGGGACGTGATGACCAAACACTGGGTCATGCGCAACAAGGAAGAGACCAAGATTCGCTGCATGATGACCACGGCCTCCAAGGGGCTGGGTCAGGGCATGAACCCGCCTGACTTCATCGAGTTCCACCCGGCCCCGCGCGAGGAGTTCTGGCGCATCGTGCGCGAGGAGAGCGACGTGGGCTTGTTCCTCTCCAACGAGGAGGACTACAGCCTGTCGTTGGTCGAGCCGCTGATCCTCGGGCTGCCGGTGGCCGTGCTCGATTGCGACTGGGCCCGCGCCACCCTGGGGGACGAATACCCCTTCTACATCAAGACCCCGACCGAGGCCTACGGAGTGATCCGGGCGTTCTATGAGGACTACGCCACCCACTACAAGAAGTTTGTCCTCTGGCAGCGGGAGAAGTTCCTGCCCCTGCTGCAATCGCGCAACGACACCTGGACCCCGCTGGTCGTGGAGCTGGTGCTGGCGCAGTGGGTCGAGGAGTTCGAAGAGTGGAAGGCCCTGGGCAAGGAGCAGGAAATGGTCCGCCGGGCCGCCACCTACTTGCAGCCGCAGCCGGAGGCCCTGCTGTCGCTGCTGCAACGCATGGTCGACGGTGAGCCGGACATCCGCACGTTCGGGCAGAAGTTGGTGGACAACCAGCGCGAGGCCTTCCGTTCGGTCTGGATCACCGACTGGCACACCTTCAGATTGCAGCTAATTGCACACCACAATGTCAGGGATGCCGGACCTCAGGTCGGCGTATTGCAACCAATTGCACAAGGGGACGCCGAATGAGCGCCGTAGAAAAGACCAAGAAGCTGAACCGCCTGGACATTGATGTCGAGCTGCTGGACAACAACGAGCTGAACCCGAACGAAATGTCCGAGGCCCAGTTCAACATGCTGTATGACAACGTGGAGCGCGTGGGGATCACCGACCCGATCCTCGTGCGGCCCCACCCCAGCAAGAAGGGGCGCTACCGCGTAGTGGGCGGTCACCACCGCCTGGAGGTCGCCAAGCTGCTGGGCTTCGACACCATCCCCGCCACCGTGATCAGCGACCCCGAGTTCGACGAGGACGCCGAGAAGTTCCAGGTGGTCCGTCACAACATCATTCACGGCCAGATGAACGCCGATAAGTTCATGGCCCTGTACAACTCCCTGAGCGAGAAGTACGCCGATGACGTGGCCGCCGAGCTGTTCGGTTTCACCGACGAGGCCGAGTTCAAGAAGCTGATCAAGGCGACCGAGAAGTCCCTGCCCAAGGACATGAAGCAGGCCTTCAAGGACGCGGCCAAAGAGATTCGCACCATGGATGACCTGGCCAAGGTGCTGAACTACCTCTTCACCACCCACGGAGACACCCTGCCGCACGGCTACATGATCGTGGACTTCGGTGGCAAGGAGTCGGTGTGGCTGCGCATGCAGACGGGCCAGAAGAAGACCTTTTTGCAATTAGCTGCACAGACCAAGGCGGCCAACAAGTCGATGGACCACCTGATGCACAAGCTGCTGGAATCCCTGGACGAGGAGACCGTGGCGGCGCTGCTGGCCGAGTGCCCGGACGTGGAAGGCACCTTCACCGCTGACGTCCCCACGCTCGACTTCTTGAACTAAGGGGCCAAGATGACCACCACGCCTGCCCGGAAAAAGCCGGGGCCCAAGAAGGGCACCAAGAAGCGCAACCCAAGTCGTAAGCCCTTTGAGCGGATCAAGGGGCTGGGGCATGAGCGACTGGCTGCGGTGGAGCAGATGCTGATCAAAGGTGACGCCTGCCTCAAGGTGGCCGCCATCATCCAGGACGACTGGGGGCTGTTCCAGGACATCCAGCAGCTCACCCTGTCCCGCCAGCTCCAGCGCTACAAGGACAAGGAACTCGCCACCCGGCTGGCGGTGTACAGCGAGACCCTCGATGATGGGCGGCGCAAGATCATCCTGGCCGACCTGGAGGAGAAGTTCGACGTCATGCTGGAGCTGCAACAGCTGTGCATGGCGCAGAAGGGCAGGGTCTCCAAGATGCTGGTGCGCGAGCAGTCACTGCCCACCCTGATCACCAGCCTCTCGGCTGACATCCGCCTGTACAAGGACACCCTGTCCGAACTGGCCCGCCTCCAGATGGAGACCGGCCTGCTCCGCCGCGTGTCGCGCAAGTTCGATATGACGGCACACCTCAGAGACACCGATGGGGCCAAGTACGTGGAAGACTCCAGAACCGTGAACCAGCAGCTGGCCATGGCCACCCAGCAAGCCCTGATGGAGCTGGGGCTGGGCGACGTGATCGATGGGGAGGTGGCCAATGACTGACGCGCTGGCCCGCCTCACCCCCGTGCAATTGATTGCAACGCTCCAGAAGGTCCTGGGGCCGAAGTGGCCGAGCATCGAAGCCATTGCCCAAGGCATCAGCGACCCAGCGGCCCGCGAGCACTGGCTGCGCAACCTGCTGGGCTCCCTGGCCTCGGGGGACATGCGGCGGATGGCGGACATGACCGTGTACAAGCACACGCCGGTCGACATCCGCACGTTCATCGAAGACCCCTACTTCCTGGACAAGAAGGGCACGGTCTACCCGAAGATCATGGAGGAGCTGGAGGAACTGGCCAGCGGCAAGTACATCGAGGCCGTGTTCACCGGCGGCATTGGCTCGGGCAAGACCACGGCAGCCCACTACGCCATCGCCTACCAGCTGTACATCCTCAGTTGCATGCGGGACCCCCACAAGTTCTTCTCCCTGGACAGCGCCTCGGAAATCCTCTACGTGTTCCAGTCCCTCAGCGCCACCCACGCCAAGGCCCTGGAGTACAACCGCTTCCGCTCGCTGATGGAGAGCAGCCACTACTTCAAGGACGTCTGGCCGTTTGACAAGGACATCGAGTCGAAGCTGGTCTTCCCCAACCGGATCGAGGTGCTGCCCCTCAGCGGCCAGGAGACGGCGGCCATCGGCCAGAACGTGATGGGCGGCATCCTCGACGAAGTGAACTACATGGCGGTGATCGAGAAGTCGAAGGCCTCCGTGGACGGCGGCTCCTATGACCAGGCCTGGGCCCTCTACAACTCCATCGCCCGCCGGCGCAAGTCGCGCTTCATCAAGGGGGGCAAGACCTACGGCATGCTGTGCCTCGTGTCGTCCAAGCGCTTCCCGGGCCAGTTCACCGACATCAAGGAAGAGGAGTCGAAGCAGCAGATCGCGGAGCGCGGCTCCACCAACATCTTCATCTACGACAAGCGCGCCTGGGAGGTGAAGCCCAAGGGCTCCTACTCGGATGACACGTTCCTCGTGTTCATCGGGGACGAGTTCCGCAAGCCCCGTGTGCTGGAGTCGCTGGCGGGGCTGACGGCGGAGGACCGCGCCCTGGTGATGCCGATCCCCGTGGAGTACAAGACCGAGTTCCAGAAGGACATCACCAATGCCCTGCGGGAGATCGCCGGTGTGTCGACCCTGGCCAAGCACCCGTACATTCTGGACACCGAGGCCCTGGCCCGCTGCATGCGGCCAGACTACCTGAGCGTGCTGTCGGACGTGATGACCGACTTCCAGGCCTACAAGATCAAGGCCTTCAAGAACCGCATCGTCGACGGCCACAAGCCGCGCTGGGTCCACATCGACCTCTCGGTCAGCGGAGACAGCACCGGGATAGCCTGCGGCCACGTGTCAGGCTTCAAGAACATCGACCGTGGCGACTGCATCGAGACATGGCCGGAGATCACCGCCGACTTCACCCTGGAAGTGGCGCCACCTCAGGGCGGTGAAATCCTCTTCTACCGCATCCGTGAAATGCTCTATAAGCTGCGCGGCATGGGCCTGAACATCAAGTGGGTCAGCTTCGACAGCTTCCAGTCGGTGGACTCGCTCCAGACCCTGCGCCAGCAAGGCTTCATCACCGGCATGCGCTCGATGGATACCAACCTGACCCCTTACGCCCTGCTGAAGGCGGCGATCTATGACGGGCGCCTGCGCCTGCCCGAGCACCCCCGCCTGCGCCGCGAGCTGCTGTCCGTGGAGTATGACCCGAAGAAGAGCAAGATCGACCACCCCTCCACCGGCTCCAAGGACTGTGCAGACGCCCTGGCCGGCGTGGTGGTGGGCCTGACCCAGCAGATGTCGATCTGGCTGGAGCACGACATTTCCCCCGTCAACATTCCCCCGTCCGTGCGAGAGCCGAAGAAAGCGGACGCCAACAAGACCAAAGGAGAACAGGCCGATGCCTGACCGTATTCTGGTGATTGCCCCCCACTCTGACGACGCCGAGCTGGGCTGTGGCGGCTACATGGCCAAGCGCGCTCAGCAGGGCGCCGAGGTGCACGTGCTGATCATGGCCTTGGGCGACATCACCCACCTCGACACCGGCCACACCGTGCGGTGGCATGTGCGCCTGGAGGAGGCAGACGCGGCGGCCAAGGTCCTGGGGGCCTATGGCGTGCACTATGGCTTCGTGAACAAGGACACCATGCTCGACACCCTCCCGCTCAAGGAGGTGATCGGCAAGATCGAGGGCGCCATCGCGGACCTCAAGCCCCGCGAGATACTGCTGCCCCTGCCCTCTGCCCACCAGGACCACGAGGTCACCCACCGGGCCGCCATGGCCGCCTGCCGCCCGCGTGCCGCCACCCGCTACGTGGAGAAGGTCCTGGCCTACGAGTACCCGGCCACCGGCTGGGGCCCGGGCGCGGAGTTCACCGTGGGGCGTGGCGGGATGTACGTCGACATCAGCGAGCAGATGGACCTCAAGCGTGAGGCCCTGAACCAGCACCACTCGCAGATGCGCGGACCCGAGGACCTGATCAGCACCTACGCCGCCGACGCCCTGGCGCGCCTGCGTGGGGTCGAGTCCGCCTGTGAGTATGCCGAGCTGCTCCACGTCATCCGCCTCCGCGCCTGATTGCAACCAATTGCAGAAGCCCCTCCAGCAGGGGCTTTTTTCTGTGCAATTAACTGCAATTACTGTTTGACGAACGGGAGGGGGGTTGCGAGAATAGAGCTGTACCGGGGAACTCCTCCCCGGACATGGAGGGAAACACAATGAACCGCCGCGAAATCTTCAACCTGGCCCGCGATACCGATGCAGTCATCGACATCGACAGCCGGGCAGCCGATAACGCAGCCGACACTGTTGGTTGGGGCAATCGTTTCGACGCCAACAAGGAGTTCACCGATGCTTTCGTCGATGTCTGGTTCGAATCCATCCTCGGTCTGCTCTCGGTTAGCGACGGCCACACCGCCGAAGAAGCCGAGTGGTTCAAGGCCATCGGCGTAGAAGCCTGACCCCCTCCCCGCTGATCACCCTCTTAGTGCAATTAACTGCATCCACCACCAACGAAAGGGCCAACCAGATGAATACTCCCCTCACCAGCGCCAGCCTCACCCTTCTCACTGTTAAGGCCGTTCTGGAAAGCGCCGAGGAGAACCTGACCAAGTTCAGCCAGTCCCTGCTGAACGACCCGGTGTACGCCCTGGAGTGGGCCGAAGTCGCCTACGAGGCTGCCGCCCGCCAGAAGGTCTGCCGCTCCGTCCTCGACAGGCACGCCGCCCTGCTCGCTGAGCACGCCGACGAGGGGGAGGCCCTGGACATGATCCGCGAGGACCTGACCCGCGAACTGCTGCAAGACTGTCGCCACATCCCGGCTTCGTCCTCCACATCCGCCAACCTGATGGCCCTGCACCTGCGTGCGGCCAAGGCCTCTATCATCGAGCAGCTGTCCCGTTAAATTTGCAATTAACTGCACCTCCACCGCTTGACGAACAGGGTGGGGGTGCGGGAGAATAACCACATCGAGAGGGCACATCGCCCCGCACATGGAGGGTCTGAACATGTCTGCACAAGTCCAAGTATCCGAGCTGCAACTGCGCATCGCCGCCACCGCCTCCCTGGAGGCCATGACCATGATGGCGAAGAAGGCGGGCGTCACCCATGAGGCCGTCATGGACGCTGTGGTGAACGATCCCGAGGGGGCCACGGCCCGTTACTTCCGCCAGCTCGTGGAAGGCGCCATGCGTGACGTCCCCGCCATGCTGCAAGGGGCCCAGGCATGAACGTCCTGGAGATTCAGCGGCTCCTGGCCATCGCCGGCCTGAACAGCGGCCTCCAGAACACCGGCCACCCGGATTACCAGCGCCTGTTCGTGAAGACCAAGGACGGGTGCAGCCTGGGCCGCATCACCATCCACCGGGGGCATTACAGCCACGTGAAGTGGTACTGCCCGCCCGAGGGTGCGATCAGCGGCTATGACTATTGGATGTTCGGCTGGTCCTACACCTTGAGCACCGGCAAGCACCTGGAGCGGGCCCTGTACGACCAGCTGTGCGAGAAGGCCAAGGCCCAGCACCAGGCCGACCTGGAGGCCAAGCGCGCCTGGAGGCGGGCCAACCCCAAGCCCAATGGCAAACAGCGCGGACGGCTCACCGGGCGCAGCGAGGTCAGCTTCCTGAGCATCCTCCTGCGCGAGCACATCGAGGCACATACAGCATGAAGACCATCCAGTACCTTGAGGGGCGTGACGTGATCCAGCGCGGTGACTACTGCCGCCCGCTGTCGCTGGTCTACGAGGGTCAGTCAGACTACCTGCAAACCACCAACCCCTATGGCGGGGGGCCGATGAACAACACCAAGTGGCTGCAAGTCGAGCGGGCCGGGATGGACGCCTGGATCGGCAAGGAGGTCGGGGCCTTTAACCGGGCCATGGGCGGACTTGGCAAGCCTCACCAGGGAACCACCCTCTACGAGTTCGTGCGCGGCGAGCTGCCGGGCCACGCCATCCACCCGGAGACCGAGCCGGAACGCGCCCTGCGCCTCGCCAGGGAGGTGAACAACGCCGTCATGCCCTGTGGCAAGTACAAGGGCAAGCACGTGGGCTACGTGTACCGCCATGACCCCAGCTATTTCAACTGGGCGAAGCAGGCAGGCCTGATCAGCGAGCACACCGACCCCGTGCTCGTGCAACTGAATGCACCGAACCCACACGCCGAGGGGGCCTGCTGACCACGGTAAGACGCCGGCCAACCTGGACACCGTGCGCGGGGTGGGCCCGTGCAATTAACTGCATTTACCGCTTGACGAACGTAGGTTGGGGGTCCAGAATAGAACCGTACCCCGGCGACACCCGCCGGGGATCATGGAGGGACACCGCATGACCACTTTCAACCTGACCGAGTTGCAGAAGGACATCCTCAAGCACCGGATGCAGGCCCTGCACCTGGAAGACGAGGACGGCCTCTGCGAGCTGTTCAGCTGCGACGACGAGCAGGCCCAGGCCTTCTATGCCAGCATCACCCGCATGCTGGGCGGGGACTTCGACTGCCACACCCTGGAGGACTTCCAGGTCATCGTCGAAGGGGTGGAAGGCAACACCTACACCCTGGTCGAGCAGGACCGCCTGCGCCTGGGGCAGATCACCCACGCGGAGTACAACCGCGCCGTCGAAGCCCTGCGTGGCATCCAGGAGCAGCTGGAGACCTTCCTGGGTCGTCCGGTTCATTGCCCGAGCTGATTCACCACCGGGCCCACACGCGGGGCCCATCATGGAAGGACCATCCCGATGAAGATATTCCCGATCACCAAGAAGGGCACCCTGGGCGGGTGCATCGACGAGTTCCGCCGCCCCTCAGCCTTCAAGGGCTGCGTGAAAGACGGCGTGCGCTACCGGCTGCAAGGCCTGACCCGCGAGCGGGGCTACGAGCTGCACCTGGGGGCCACGGTCACCGAGCAGGGCCACTCGGACGACTTCGACCCCTCAGCGTTCTTTGGCGAGCCCGCCATCGCCTTCTGCATGGGCCCGCGCAAGATGGGCAACACCGAAGACTGGTGGTGGGTCGTGCTGGTCAATGACGAGGGTCTGCAACGCGGGCTCAACGAAGGCTGGATTACCCAGGAGGCCCTATGACCCCGGGGGACTACTTCCAGCTCGCCCTGGAGACGCTGGGCATCCTGGCGATCCTCGGGATCGTGTTCGCCCTGGTGTGGGGGACCAAGGCCCCCGAGCCCACCCCGCATAGCTGTAGCATCTGTAACCGCGCCTTTGAAGGTCCGAATGCCCTGGAGCAGGCGGAAATCTGCGAGGCCGAGCACCTGATCAATGGAGGTCAACCGTGAGTCAACCCACCGCAGCCGCCCGAGTCCTGGCCGCCCTGAAGTCACTGAAGGACAACCCCGAGACCCTAGACCTTGAAATGGGCCTCTGCGCCAACGTCGACGCGCAGCTGGGGCCTGTGCACCGCTACTGCCGGACCCTCGTGCTCTCCGGCCTGGTGACCCTTTGGCCCCTCTACAGCGGTGACCCGGTGTACCCGATCCCACCGTCCCGCCAGGATGCCGGGTGCGACGAGAAGCGCTATGACTGCGGCATGCCGACCCACTCCATGCGGATATTTGACGAGACCCTCTACAAGGAGGACCCGAACATGTGGGACGTCAGTACCGAGTACGGCCAGCTGCGCTGGGAACTGTTGGAATGGCTGATCACCACCCTGGAGGACCACGTATGAGCCCCGAGCAGGAACTGTTGGCGGCCCTTCAGACCGTCCGCTACCAGCCGACCTCCCGCGTGCCAGCGCATGGCATCTGCCGCGCCGTGCAGGCCCAGCGGGTGTCCCCCGCAGCCTACCGCCTGTTGGGCCCGCTGCTGGAGAAGTGGCCAGAGGGCACGGGACGGGCTGACTACACCGTCCCCGGATATGGCATGGAGGGGTTGCACCCGGACCCGGCCTTCATGGCGTACTCCGAGGGCTGCTTCCTCGGTTGCCAGTGGGATCAGAAAACTGAGTATGGCCGTGCCAGGATGCGCCTGCTGGTCTGGCTCTGCGAACAGCTGGAGGGTTGCGAGTGAGCATCGAGAACATCACCGTCTTCACCGACGCCAGCCATTGCCCGCAGACCAAGGCCGCCGGTGGCGCCTTTTGGGCACGCGGGGATGGCGACCTGCGCTTGCAGCGGGCCTTTGCCCTGATTGCCCCGGATTCCAATAGCGCGGAAATCCTGGCCGCCTGCACCGCCATTCAGGAGCTGGCCGGCGAGAACGAGTTCGCCCGCCGCCTGGAGCGGGGCCGGTCCACCCGGCTGGTGCTGGTGGTCGACTGCCTGGGGGTGAAGCAGGCGCTGGAGAGCTACACCGCGTCCATGGCCATCCCGGAGGTGGGGCGTGTGGTGGCTGACGCCCTGGCTCAGCTCGACGCCTGGGACTGCTGGCTCAAGATCAACCATGTGCCCGCCCATAAGGGCATCGGCACCCCGCGCAACTGGGTCAACACCTGGTGCGACAACGAGGCGAGGAAGCACATGCGCCGCCAGCGCGACAAGCTGCTGTACCCGAATGCAATTAACTGCAAGGAGACCTTATGAACGTCCATCTGGTAGAAGACACCGGCAACTGCCCGGGCCGCATCTATGCCGTGTTCGCCCATCCCGAGGATGCCCAGCGCTTCAGCGATGCCCTGGTGGCGGATGGCATCGAGTCCACCGTCGTGGAGCGCCATCTGTGGTACGGGCAGCCTCCGGTCCTGGGCGTGAACGAGTAACCACCGCTTGACGAACGCATGGGGGGAGGCGAGAATCTCCCCATCACCACCCACATGGAGGGGCCCAACATGATCAGCAAGCGCTTCACCTTCTGCGACACCCATCCGAGCGGCATCGAAGGCTGGCAGATAGCCGGCGCGCCCGAGTGTTTCGAACCCAGCAGCGGCCTGGGGGTCGCCCACGATGCCATGGAGCATTTCGACCTCGACGGAACCCTGGAGTCGGAACTGCTGGCCTTTGGCGCCGCCCTCTACATCCGGGGGGACGACATGGCCAACTACTGGGCCGAGACCGGCCGGCGAGAGACCCGCTTCTCGGAGAACATGTCGCATGATCTGGCCTACTTCCTGCTGGAGCGGGACATGGACGTGGCACCGACCCGCAGCCCCCACTTGTGGGAGGAGGGAGACGAGGATCGGTTGCAGCAGCTGGCGGAGCGCACCCTGGCGGTCATGCACAGCGAGGTCCTCTCGATGCAGGATGAACCCCTGGACGTCGACCGCGCCCAGGAGGCCCTGCGCCTAACCCTGCACTGGATGCGCCGGGGCTACCGCAAGGCCGCCCAGCGCTGGCGCTACCTGACCCGCGCCGAGGTTCTGGCCATGTTCATCAGCGTTGAGCAGGAGGCTACGCGCTACCTGAAGGACGCTGAGGCCGGGGACGAACTGATCGTCCGCCTCTTCCCCCTGACAGGCCACAGCCAAGTCCTCCGCAACCCATCCACGGGAAATTGACCCATGCCCAGCGATAGCCACGAGTACCCCAACCACGCCCAGCACAACGCCGAAATGGTGGCCGTGCGGAACAGCGCCTTCGAAGCCCTGAGCCCAAACGAGTATTTCAGGGTCTGCCACATGGCGCCGGCCATGTACGCGCTGCTGGTCCAGGCCCAGGAGGTCCTGGCCGAGGGCCCGATGGGTGGCCCAGCGCGGCGCCTGGAGCTGCTGCGCAAGGTAGACCTGCTGCTGGAAGGCATCCCAGATTAGCGTGCAATCAATTGCACCAACCGCTTGACGAACATAGGGCGGTGCGAGATACTGTGTCTGCGGCCGGGGATCACCCCCGGCCCTCATGGAGGGACACTAGATGGGCAAATTCGAATCGGTAAAGCGGGCGATGGAGCGGGTCTGGCAGCAGGTGGGGTATGACGTCTTCGCCGCCCAGCCGGAGCTGACCGCTGTACCCCGCGCCACGGTGATCGAGCTGGTGCTGGACGCCGACCGCCTGGAACTCATGGGACGCGCCGACGCGGGCGAGCTGGCCGAGTTCCGGGCCCTGACCTACACCCAGCAGGTCGCCGTCGCTGAGGAAGTCTTCCTCGGAACCCACTTCCAATAACCCTACAGGGGGCCGTGCGCCCCCCTTCAAGGAGAGCGTCATGTCGAAACCTGAACCAGCCACCTACCGCTACACGCTGAAGGCGGCGAGCGGCTACAGCTCCACCCAGTCCGGCAGTGTCACCCTGGACCAGCATGCCGCCGTGTGCGCCGCCCTCGACAGCCGGGTTAAGCCCAAGGCCGCCCTGGCAGCGGACGACCTCTTGGCCTCCTGCAAGGAGTTGCTGAATTGCGTTCAACCCGACCGCGATTGGAACGAAGCCAAGCGCGCCCGTGCCGCCATCAAGAAGGCGGAGGCGGTATGAACTGCACCCTGTGTGGGCGGCCAGTAGTCCTGAAACCCAGCGCAGCAGAGCGGGCGGCCAAGGACGTCACCGGCAAGCCAGCGGCCTATTACACCAGCCTGTTCACCGAGCACGCCGAGTGCACGCTGCGGCAGCGCCAGGATGACACCGAACGGCTGATTCGTTCCTACACCAAACGGGGGGCCGTGTAGCCATGGCGGTCACCATCAAGCGAAAGGAGCGAGTGACCCCCGAGCTGATCAAGCGCCGCCGGTCACAGATGCTGATCCACTCCTACCTCTACTACCACCTGGACGAGGCCATCGTCAGTGATGACCGCTGGCAGGAGTGGGCCAACGATCTGGCCAAATGGGGCTGGTGCGAGATTGGCTTCTATGACGAGGCCTTCAAGGACTTCGACGGCTCCACCGGCTACCACTTGCCGGCAGACGCCTGGGTCAAGGAGACTGCGGCCCGCCTGTTGGCCTACCACCAGCGTGGTGGACGGGCCATTTGAACAACCATCGAGGAGACACCATGAAGATCAAGCGTATCGGCAGCCATGACCTGCCCCTTCCCTCCCGCGCCAGCGCCCACGCCGCCGGCTACGACCTGCGCACCGTGGAGGGCTACACCCTGCAAGGCGGCGAGCGGATGACCCTGGGCACGGGCTTCGCCTGGGAAATCCCGGGGGGCAAGGTGGGGCTGCTCTGCCCCCGCTCAGGGCTGGCGCACAAGCATGGCATCACCATCGTCAATGCCCCCGGCAACATCGACTCCGACTACCGGGGCGAGGTGAAGGCGATCCTGCACAACACCGGCGCCCTGGCCTACACCATCGAAGCGGGCGAGCGCATTGCCCAGCTGACCATCGTCGACTACTTCAGCGAAGAGCTGGAGGAGGTCGAGGAGCTGTCCGACACCCCGCGCGGTGAAGGCGGCCTGGGCTCGACAGGGAAGGCCTGACCCATGCGCTCCCAGTACCTCAGCTGGCAACTTGCAGGCACCGCCCTGGCGGTCTACCTCACAGCCCTGGCGTTTCAGCTGGGAGCGCCCGTCCTGGCGGAGGTCCGCCGGGAACCTATCCAACCTCAGCACGTGTGCCCCTGGCTTCAGGTGCGCCACGTGGTGAAGTGCCCCCTCCCGCACACCCTGCGCCCTGGCATGAAGGTGCGCTGCCAGTACGAGGTGCGCAGCGACTTCTGCGCCGTCCGCTAGTGCAATTAACTGCACCACCACCACTTGACAAACAAGGGGCGGGTGCGGGAGAATAGGGGCCTACGGCGAATCACACGCCACATGGAGGGATACCACGATGAAGATGCCATTACCGATGTTCAACCAGCTGAAGGCAGACATGGCCCTGCTCCTGCGCGAGAAGTACCACGTGCTCTGCCCCGTGGACCAGCTGGCCAGGACGTCGATCTACACCGTGTTCCACGAGGTCAACGCCCAGCGCTCCTTTGCGGATGATCACCCGCGCTGGCGCACCCAGCCGCGCCTGCTGGAGCCGAGCCACGTGGATGGCCAGACCTGGATCAACAGCGTGTACGCCGCCGGCCTGCAAGACGACCACATAGACACGGCCCTGAGCCGCATCGTGCGCGAACTGGGGGCCGAGCAGCGCGCCCAATCCACCGCCCAACCTGAAGGAACCACGCCATGAGCCGTGACATCAGCAAGCTGCCGCTGTACCAATCCGATGCCAGCTACAACCAGTCCCTGTTGGACCTCAAGCAGCGAGCCCGCGACCGCCTGCCGCTGACCGGGGAGGACTCCGACGCCGTGGGCGACAAGTACACCGAGTGCAACCTGGGGCTGTGTGACGAGAAGATCGAGGAGAGCCAGGACGGCGTGTACCGGCGCCCGAACCACCACTGCCCCCATGATGCCCGCTACTTCGACGTCCACGGTACGCGCTTGCCCGAGCGGGAGCCGGACCTGAATGGGTGCTTCTACACCTGCCGCGTGTTCAGCCCTACCCGGGGCCGACCCCTGGGCGACGTCTATGCGCGGATCGCGGCGGTGCAACTGATTGCAGAAGTCCAGGAGACCTCTGCCGAAGAGGGCGACGAGGACGGCGTATGACCCAGGCCCATTTCGACGGCACCCGGCTGCCCCTGAAAGCGCACAAGAACCGCGACGTCCAGTCCAGCGGCTACATGGTGCAGCTGGCGGGCCAGTGGTATCGCCTCTATCGAGCGGGCCAGTTCCACTTCATCCACCACCAGGGCCTGAACCTGGAAGTCCAGCTCACCGAAGCCAAGTAACCCGAGAAAAGGAGCGCGCCGATGGCCGTCCGCATCAAATCGCTGTACACCGCCCCCATCAACCGCCTGGCCCTGGCCGTGAGCCCGGGCTGCGCCGCCACCCTGGCCAAGCGTCTGCGTTCGCTGGCTACCACCGAAGGGGTAGAAAACCGTGGGGCCTACCTAGAAGACCATACCCTGCTGTGGGTAGACACGCGCATGACCGCGTGCGAGCTGCTGAACTGGGTCAGCAAGTCCAAGGGCCTCTCGGCGTCCGCCGCCTGGGACCGTTCCGCCGACGAAGTGATTCAGGAGGTCGCATGAGCCGCCCCTTCGAACTGCGCCTTGTCTTCCTGGGTCAGCAGAGCATCAACGCCGGCCCGCCCCCTGTGCAGATGCACGTGATTGCCGTGGTCACCCAGAAGGGGGTCTCCTGCGGGGCCGTGCTGGCCCAGTTGCGTGAACGTATCTGCGGGGACGAACTGATCGCCGCCGGGGTCGACATTGCCGCCCTGGCCGAGGTCCAGGAGATCATCAACGAGGACTGGGCCGTGGAAGCCCTGCTCGAAAGTGCTGAGGACTTGTGCGGCAAGTGGGATGGCGACACGCCGTTGCCCTGGAACCCGCGCCAGACCTCTGAGTATGAGATGGCCTACTTTGGGGTGTCGTGCTCCAGGGCGTTGCCCCGTGCGTAGTGCAATCAATTGCACAACTACTTGACGAACAAAGGCCGGTAGGGGAGACTGACTCTATCGGCCAACACCCATGGAGGGTACTGATGAAAGCGCTGAACCCCAATGACCTGAGGATCGACGTGTATTGCCACACCACGACTCCAGGCGGCCTGCCATGCTGAGCCGGCTGGGGGATTGGTTGTACCGGGTGCTGCGGGCCCTGTCCCGCCATGGGCGGATTGAATGCCACCACTGCGGGACCTTCAATCGGAAGGGCTACCCGTGCCGCTGTAGGGGGAACCGATGATGCAGAAGTACCACATAGGCCAGACCATGATTCTGGTCCCGAATGACAGTAGACGCCCCGCCATGGAGGTCACCATCACCAGCCTGGGTCGCAAGTGGGCTGGCCTCTCCGGTGCCGGGTACATCAATGCCCGCTTCGACATCCACACCGGGCGCATGGATGGCCGAGGTTACTCAAGCCCTGGCACCCTGTGGCCCAGCTGGGAGGAGTACCACAGAGAGCAGGAGCGGGTGGCCAAGCAGACCCGATTGCGCAACCTGATGCGCCGCCATGACATCCAGTACACCATGGAACAGCTGGACGCCGTACTGACCATCCTCGACCCGGAGAACGACGATGCCTAACTGCCAAATGCCGCAAGGACACCCGACGCATTGCGGGTGCGAACAGACGTTGAAGCCCTCTACCTACCTGGTGCGCGTGAATGGAAGGCGTGTGCACGAGGGCAGTCGCTCAAGCTGTGAGGACTGGGCCCTGGCCTGGAACTCGTCGGTGTCGCCCGAGGCTGGGGTAGCCAGGTTGCACCCTCTGTATGAGCGCCCTCAGCCTGCCCCCATCGTGCCGCCGGGGGCTACCCATTGCACCGAGTTCGGGTGGTACAAGGTGTCACCTGAGCGGGTCCTCTTCTGGTCCGGCAGTCAGTGGGCCCTGAGCGATTTCAAGGTGGGGGAGATTACGGAACGCCCGGGCAAGTTCTACCCCATTGCGCCGGTGACACGCGAGGTCTGTGGTATCACCGTGGTAGAGGACCCGACCCTTGGGCCGAACGAGCTGAAAGCGGGCGACGTGGCCCCCATCGCGCAGACCGAGCAGCAGCCGCTCGTTTTCATCAATCCAATGGTCGTAGATGAACTTGAAGGGAGGCGCAAGCCGTCACCTGGCGGGCTTACATGGTCGCGCAAGGCTTGTGCGCACTGGACATTCCCACTCTACGCCGCCCCCATCGCGCAGACCGCCCCGCAGCATCCAGACGATGCAGCCGTCGACCGCTTCGCCGCCGCCATGAAGGCCAAGCTGGCGAAGTCTCGTGCCAAGGGCCGAGGAGGCTGGGATGATCCGAACGTATGCAGCGTCGAGTTCCTTGCGCAGCTGCTGGTCGAGCACCTGGGCAAAGGCAACGCCGGCACATTCGAAGACGTGGCCAACTTCGCCATGATGCTGCATCAGCGCGGAGCCGACCCGAAGGTGCTGGCAGAAGCCGCCGAGGCGCCGATCAAGAAAGCGCGCGGCGAGGCGCTAGAACTTGGCGTCAGGGCGTTGGAGTCCAAGACCGCCCCGCAGCCGGAGCAGAGTGGGCTGGTGGAAGCGCTGGCCGATGCTGCGCAGTCCCTGGAAACAATCAGCAACGGCGCCGGGAAAGACGAGTTCATGCAGGACATGGCCGATGTCCGAGGCTACGCAAGAAGTCGCGCTGGCGCAGCCCGAGCCGCCCTGTCCGCCAAGGGTGATGAATGACCGTCATCATGATTGCGGCGGCAGGCCGGCGGGGTCAGCTGGGTCTCAATGGGGAGCTGCCCTGGCACGACCCGGACGACCTCGCCTGGTTCCGAAAGGTGACCATGGGCCACACCCTGGTGGTGGGGTACAACACCGCGAAGAAGCTGCCCCCGCTGCCGGGGCGATACCTGCGGGTGATGGGGCGGGGGGACACCCCGGAGAAGATCATGGCCGAGCACGCCGAACGCGGCGGCGGGGACCTCTACATCATCGGCGGGGCCAAGACCTACGCGACGTGGATGCCCCACGTGGACCGCTGCTACATCAACCGGGTCAACTATGATGGCCCGGCGGACACCTGGTTGCCGCCCCTCTTCCCCCCAGGAGCCAACCCTCAATGAACCTGATCTGCATGCTGTTTGGGCACAAGGTGGATCGCCACCAGTACCTGACCTTTCACAGAGACGGAGCGGACGGCCTCGACAGGGAGCACGCCTATCTGAACGGGACCTGTCCACGCTGCAAGACCGTGCACACGGTAGGCAACGTGCACTTAATTGCACGGGACCAAGAGCGACGCCTGGACAACGAGGTGCACCGGATGGACGGGCGCCTGACCTGGATGCTGGAGAACTTCAGCCGCCCGGACGTGCAGGCCGAATGGGCCCGCTACGTGGCCCGGATGGGCTGCGAGGGGGAACTGCCACACCTGTGTGCCTTTATAGACGCGGAGCGCTCGAAGCCCTTCTTCGACCACCTGGAGCAAGTCGGGCGTGAACTTGGATTGCGGAAGGAGGGAGCGTCATGCTAGGCCGATACTTGCGGGCCCGCCGGGCTAGGGCACTGGAGTTGGAGCGTCTGGAGCGCTACCGGCACCACCTGCAACTGGCACGCCAGTGGCTGGGCGAGTACCCGGAGGTGGCCGCCACCTTGGAATGGCTGGGGGACCAATCCGAGTGCCAGGCCTGGTTGCGTGGGGAGGACGTCAGTGCCCTGCGCGAGCGGCTGCGGCGCGGGGACTTCGTGGGGCCTCAACCTGAGGTGATTGTCCTGCGTAAGGCCAGCGGCGGCACCGTAGTGACCGGGCGGGAGTCGTCTGCTCGCTACATGCGCCAAGGCTACGAGGTCGACGTCGCGGCCACCCACGACTCCAACCTGAGGGGGAGGCCCTGATGCTGAGGTTCTGGAACTGGCTGGTCCGGTACGCCGAGCGCAAGGCGCATGAGGCCTACATGGCCGCCCACCACTGCGATCAGGCCTGTGTCCACTGCGGTACGTGGCAGGGCCCGCTAGGCGGGTGGCTGAGGTGCGAGGAAGACACCCCGGCACCCCATCACCTCACCCTGACCTGCCGCAAATGCAAGCAACCATCCACCTGGGCCGATACAGGGATTCTGATGATCCCAGTGGACCCCGCCACCCTGGAGCAGATCAAATGGCAGAAACCGAGCTGAAAGCCTACTACGTGGGCGACCATGACTATTACGCGGCCACCTCTCTACAGGAGGCCATCCAACTGCACAACGACCTCATAGGCGACCCAGATTTGGTCGAGGGCCACGAGGACGATTCCGGTGAAGTCGACGAGGCCACCCTGGATAAGCGCTGGGTCAGCTGCGACACCAAGGAGGACATTGGGTCCATGCGCGAATGGCTGGCGGAAGCAACAGAGCCAGGGTGGCTGGCGGGGACCGAGTAATGAAGCGGGATACACGCTGGTTCGAAGGCCTGAAGGCCGCCGAGAGGGTGTATCAGGAGGAGGGCATCGAGCGGGTGGAGCACCTGATTCACGAGAGCCGGACCTTCGGCACCTATGACAGCTTTGACCAAGGGGCCCAGGACTATCTGGACCACCGCGCCCGCCTGGAGGAGCAGGGCCTACCGTGCAACTGATTGCACTCGCCGGCACCCCGACCGCTTGACAAACACACATCACGGTGTGAGACTGAGCGAGTCGGGGCCACGCCGGCCCCCATGGAGGGTTCATGATGACCAACGTAACACTCAAGCTGGACCACGAGGCCATTCAGGCCCTGTTCCCTGAAGGTTCAGAAGTCCGGGTGCAACTGCAAAACCACATCCTTTCCACGGCGGCCAAGCAATTCGTCAAGGGCGCCCTCACCGACGACATGCGGGAATACCTGCGCACCCTGGTGGCCGCTACCACCCAGGAGCTGGATTACAAGGCCCTGGTGGCTGAGTATTTCCAGGGTGGCCACCTGGGGCCCCTGGGCAAGGTGCACGTCCCTGATGGCAGCCCCCTGGCCACGGCACTGGCGGACGCGGCCAGAAAGGCGTTCCGAGACAACGTGGTGTCCCGCGTCACCACCCTGATCAGCGAGTTGTCCGCCGAGTACGAGGCCGGTCTCGACCAGCGTGTGACCACGGCAGTCGAGGGCGCCCTGGACCTGGCGGAGCGCCGCGAGTTTGAACGCCGCATCCATGCGCGCGTGGCCGAGTTCCTCTCCCAGGCACCGGGGGTCTCTTCATGAGCGACACCCTGTTCTTCGCGGTAGGCGTCCTAATGGGCGTCGTGCTGGCCCACATCCACCTGCAACGCCACCTCAGCCGGAGCGCGGAGGCCGTCGACAATGCCAAGAAACTGGTGGCGGAGGCCAAGGTGGTCGGTGACAACCTTGAGCAGCTGTGCCGGGACCAGGCCCTACTGATAGGTCAACTGAAAGCGGACCTGGAGGCCAGAAACCGCTGCAATTAACTGCACGGACTGTTTGACGAACAGAGTACGGGTGCGGGAGAATACGTCCATCAAGCGGACACCCGCACCCAACATGGAGGGCTCACCTATGATCAATTTCACCCGCCTGCACCAGCTGCGCGTGGCCTTCAGCGACACTGACGAGCTGTGGTACGCCGAGGGTCTGGCCAGCAACATGGATGGCATCGACACCGAAGTCACCGTGTGCACCGGCACCGGCACTCTGGCGGTCACCCTGGTGGACAGCGAGAACCCGGCGGAGGACCTCGACCTGCTGGAGGAGCACCTTCGGGAGAAGCTGCTGGAGTACCGGGCGCACAGGAATCATGAGCTATGAGGATGGTTCCCTACACCACCATGAACCGGCTGAAGGGCCAGAAGCGCGAGCCTCTGAGGTCCTTCGTCGAGCTGGCGGCAGAGCTGGGCATCACGGCCAATGCGCTGCGCGGGCACTTGGCTCAGACCAAGCTGGAACGCCCCCGGCCCCAGCTGAAGAACAAGCGCAAGGGCTCGGTGTCCTGGTATCTGCCCAGTGAGTTCCGAGCCTGGTGGGCCGCGCACTGCGAGCTGATTGGTCGCCCCGCCTCACCGCTTGACGAACACAGCTAGGGGTGCGAGAATCACCCCATCGAAACAACCGCATGGAGGGTACTCGATGAACGATTCCAACGTGACCAGCGCGATCACACGCGCCGCCAAGAAGTTCAGCCTGATCATTGAAAAGCGCCGCCATGGTGGCCGCTTTTGCACGGTCCACCTGTGCGCGCCTGACTCGCTGCCCTGGGTGGTCCAGAACGCCCTGCTGATCCAGGCCAGGGACCAGCTCACCGCCGATGGCGTGGCCAACGTGGTGAAGACCCAGTTCGACAACCCGCCCTATCGCAACCCGAACACTGGCAAGGAGGAAGGTGGCCACCCGCGCCACGGTGACCCCCTGCTGGAGGTCGACAGCGTGTGGTGGGTGGAATGACCCTGCAATACGGGCCCATGGTGCTGGAGCTGCTCAAGTGGCTGGCGATAGGCAGCACCGCCCTGGCCATCCTCGGGGGCCCCTTCGTGTCGGTGGCTGAAGCCAAGTGGCCCCGAGTCTACAACCGCATACCCAGGTGGCTGAAATGAGCCAAGAACGCAAGAACCGCTATGCCATCTACCCTTCGGCCCTGGAGCGCTTCGTCAAGCAAGTGCGCCGGGGCATGGGGTCCGACAGCAGCCGCTACACCGACCGCGACATCCTCCGGCAACTGGTGCCGGGCAGCCTGGGAACCCAGCCTGGGGAAATCACGTGGTTGGTCCTGTCCGACGAGCACTGCTGGCGCCAGGACGAGTGCGTGACCCTGTTCCCCGCCGCCGTCGAGCTGATGGAGTCCCTGTCCCGGTCGCGCTTCAGCATGGACACCCCGGCGGGCTTTGCCCTGCCCTTCGATTCGTTCGTGCTGGCCATGCCCGAGGGCTTCAAGGTGGACGGCACCGTGATCCCGTCCGTTCTGGTCAACTGGTCGACCCCGGAGAGCCGCGCTGCCGCCACAGTGGCCATGGGCGAGTACATGGGCGTGACGGCCTCCTTCCATGATGGCTTCAAGGGTCAGCGCGCCGTGTCGGTCACCTACCTGGACGTCGATGGCACCTATGCCCGCACCGCGCTGCCTCAATCCGACTTCCCCCTGCTGCTGTCCAGCCGGGACTTCGATGCCTTCCGGCAGACGCTGAGTAAGTGCATGGCCAACCCCGAGGTCCGACACCGCTGGGCCATGTCAGACGCCGAGGCCCGGGTCCAGTACCACGTGTTGCGCCTGATCGCCGCCCTAGGGGTGTACAACCAGGCGACACACGGCCAGCGCTTGCACCGGGGCTACCCAAGCGAGCGGGGCGTGAAGCTGATCGGGCACCCGCCGGCCTGTGGGTTGGCCCCCTACTCGATGACCAGCCCGGCCGCCGGCAAGCGCCAGGACCCCAAGCGGCTACAGAAGGCCTACCTGCGGCCCTGGCACTTCCGCCAGCTGCGCGCCGCCCGCTACTACCAGAACGAATACAAGGACATGGAGCCTGGCAGTCGCTGGTCCTTCGTGCCCGAGACCGTAGTCAACCAGCGCGCCAGCGCCTATACCCAGGAGTGACCCCCATGAGTCGAGTTTTGCTGGTAACCCGTGAGGGCTGCCGCCCCGACCTGCTACTGAGTGATGTTCAGCGTGGCCCCGATGGGCGGATCACCCGGGCCGAGGTGGAGAATGGCGGGTGGACGCTGAAGATCGAGGATGGCAAGGCCCACGCCTACTCGGGCCAGCGCCTGGTGTCTGTGTGGCCCCTACCGGATTGGGTCGAGGTGGCTGTACCGCCCACCATCCAAGGGAGCTATGACTCCGTGTTTGACTGGTATGGCTCCCAGGCGCCACAGCCCCTGCCGGCTTCCGTACCCGTGCCGGCGGTCCCGCCCGTCATGGCGCCACCCCCAGCTCCGCTGTCCCTCGCCCCGCAGGCCCAGGAGGCTGACGACCCGGACCCGGCCATTTACGTGGTGGTGGGTAGTCGTGACCTTGGCCTGACCTCCGATGGCGAGGTGGTCTTCGGCAAGAAGCTGGTGCGGGTGCGGGCGGGTCAGTACGACATCCTGGCCGAGGACATAAGCCAAGCCGGCTCGGACATCCTGGCTGGGGTGCACGAGCCTGAGGGGGGCTTCAAGCTGGGGGCGTTCTACACCTTCGGCGCCACCAATATCAGCCGCGATTACGAGAGCAGCCAGATCGACGGGTGGGACCTCCAAGCCTACCTCTACGAGGGCCCACTGCCAGACGAGGGGGCCTATGGTCAGCCTGAGGAATAAGCGCATCCTGATGGATCACTTGTGTGGTCGGACCTATGCCGAGCTGGCGGCCCTCTACGGCCTGAACCCCAGTCGGATCGGGCAGATCGTACAGACTGCCAAGCAGCGGATCGGATGGACCCCGGCGATGTCGAAGTCACAGGCGGGCGCCGCCCTGGCCCGGCTGGACACCTTCCCCCGATACCACACGCCGGAGGGCTTCTATCGGGAGGTTGAAATGGAACGGCGCACCGCCGTATGGGGCCCGCGCCCCGGAGAACGCTGGCCACTAGGGGAGCCTGAGAATGTCGACTAGAGTGCACACCGGAACCGTCATCACCCCGGACGCCATGTTGCGTGGGCCGTTCGGGCTGCGCTGCGGGCGCTGCCGAGCCGACATGGGGCGCCTTGACTTGATCGTGGACGGCAAGGAAATGCAGTGCCCTCGGTGCAACCAATTGCACTGGTACGCAGTCCGCGAGGGTGACGTGACCTGCCACCCTGGCCGCCGGCCTGGAGGCTACTGATGGCCAGGATCAGCTTTGACAGCCGGACGCGGATCATCGAGAAGTCCAAGGGCCTGGATCGGACGCCGCGCATCTGGTCGGTGTCGATGAAGGTGATGTGGCAGGACGGTGCCCTGGATTCCTTGACCTTCAGGACCAAGCGCAAGGCCAACCCCATGGACCTGGCCCGCGTGGTCGACGAGTACATGGAGGCCCAAGCCGGGCTGCGCGGCGATGGGACCAACCAGGTGGGCTGGATTCACTGGATAGCCACCGCCCGCTAAATTCGTGCAACTAATTGCACTCCACCACTTGACGAACAAAGGGGGACTAGCGAGACTGTGTACATCGGGGGACGCAAATTCCCCACCTCACCAAGGAGTAGCACATGACCGCTTTTGCCCCCTCCCTCCTCGACATGGCCCGTTTCAATCGCGTTGAAGCCGCCGGCCTGCCCTCCCGTGACCAGGCGCCCTTCAAGCGCTTCCGCATCATTGTCAAAGGTGTGAATGGCCAGGAAGTGAAGGTCTCCCCGAACCGCTTCAGCAATGCCGAAATCGAGGCCAACTTGGCCAACCACTGGCCCTGGGAGGACCTGATCGAGGGGGCCGAGGGTCCAGCCGTGAAACTCTACTGGGGGAAGCGCGCATGATCTACGGAGCCCTGTTCATGTCGGCGGACGAGCTGGCCAACTTCATCACCGCACCTCAGCTGGTCGAGTTCGAAGCCGATGGGACGCAGATCGGTGACAGCTACATCGTCAACTTCACCATGGACGGCATTGGCGAGGACGCCATGCGCGACCGCGTGCGCGAGTTCGGCGGTGTCCTGCTGATCCCCCACCCTGAGGAGGCCCTCGCATGCTGATCAAGCTCAAGCGCCCGGCCAACGACTCCACCGAGGGGCCGCTCCTGGCCACCTCCGAGGATGGCAAGCTGGCGTTCTTTGTCGAGCAGACCGACAACCTGCGGGCCCTGATGGGCGAGGACGGGGAGTGCTACGTCGAGGCGCGCCTGGACCCTTGCGGGGACCTCGTGTTTGGGGGCCGGGTAGATGGGCAGAACTGGTGACCGCATGGCACACTACCCCGGTCAATTTACGCCGTGGAGGCCGATGGAATGTGTGCTAGTACCAAAGGATGTTGTGCAGGCGCGTGTGCTGGCGAGGGCTGCGGGGGTGCCTTACCTGACCTCCCAGCAGATCGCTGTTCTGTCCGTGATGCTGAACCGAACCCTGCTGTGGATGCGGTAGGCCAGAGCTACTTTGCAACACCCCTGGCGACCGTGCAGCTGGGCCGCTGGGAGTGGCGCCTGTCAGCCCCGCTGATATTCTTCGATGCCAAGCACGGCATGCAGGTGGTTGCGGCCGGCACCAGCACCAACTTCGCCAGCATCCGGTCCATCCGTTCCGCCAGCGTGGGGGCCTTGATCACCGCCGCCGGCCTGAGCGTCCCCGCCTCCCTGCTCCTAACCGCTCCGCTGTTGGCGAGCCTCATGGGTGGCCTGGGGCTGATCCTCCTGGCGCTGTACGCGGTAGTCGCCGGGTACGGCAATGCCGCGAGTGCCCTGCATGACCACCTGTATACGGTGGGCGCCCTGCCCCGCCTGGAATGCGACCGAATCTTCTACCGGGCGCTACGAGCAGAGGGTGTGGCGCGGTGGCGTGCTGCCTTGATGTACCTGGGGGTCCGCCTCGGAGGGGGTGGTCATTACTGGCCGGCGCTGTGACCGCGTGTGCAATTAACTGCACCCGATGACTTGACGAACACAGGGGGTTGTAGGAGAATAGTGGGTGTTGGGGGGCCGTCCCGGTCCCCTTCATGGAGGGTTACCAGATGCACGCATTTCACCTGTTCAGCATCCAGACCGGCTTGGGCTGGGATGGTGTTGCCTTCACTGCGAAAGACCAAGAAGACCTGATTCCAGTCCTGGCGCACGAGGTGTCTGCCGTGCGTCGTGCGGTGCCCGAGGAGAAGTTCACCCTGGTGCGGGCCCACATGACCCCGGTGTGCACCGCCATGCACGTCATCCGGGCCCACTACCTGGGGGGTGGCTGGGAGAACCATGGGCGCACCCTGGCAGTCACGAGGGTGGACACCACCGGGATCAACGGGGACGTCAAGATGGAGCTTCGCTTCGAAGACGTGGAGGTCGTGATCTACCAATGGTCGCACTACCGGGGCGCTTGGACCGAGGCCCTGAGGACCAACATCATGATCGCCGCCAACTCCATCATCGAGGGGCGCTGGTAGTAGGCCAGCCCGCCCAAGGAGCCTTGCAATGCACACACCCACCCTGCACCCGGTCATCCCGGGCACCAAGTGGAAGCACTACAAGAGCCAGATGCAGTATGTCGTACTGGCCCTCACCAACGAGCACAGCACTGACCTTGAACGCTACCCGGTGGAGGTCGTGTACTCGGGCCCCAACGGTAGGGTATGGAGCCGGCGCCTGGACGACTGGCACCGATCCATGGAGCACGTCCCAGGCGGCGACCTGAGCGAGGGGAGTTCCCTGTTCCGGGAAATGATGGCGATGGGGGTCAAGCCAGAGCTGGCTGTCCGCATCAAGCTGGTCATCATGGCGCATTCAGCGGTAAAGTCTCGCATCCTCCGTGACGCGCTGGCGCTGCTCCATGCCCTGGTAGCCGGGCGTGACCCCGACCCCTTGAAGGATGTGACCAAGTTTCTCGTGCGGCCTGAGGTCCAGAGCGCACGAGAGTCCCTGATGGAGTGACCGTGAGCCGCACGCATTGCCGCTGCCGTAAATGTGACAAGCGTGTGGCGCTGGACCAGCCACCTGAGTGGTACGACCGCCCTCCGGTGTGCCCGCGCTGCGATGGCCCGCTGCGCGTCGACAAGTGGGCCAATAGCCGCCCCTGGCGGGCCTACACCTGCCGTTGCTCCTCCTACCCCTACCCGCACAACCGGAGCCGTGGCGAATGCTGGTTCCCGAGGGTTGGGCAGCCCGCCTGGGACCTGATGCCGTCCATGGTCGATGATCCTCTCCTAGACTGATTGCACTTAATTGCACTCGCCACTTGACGAACAAAGGGCGGGCGTAGATACTGTGTCTGTACCGGGGGCCAACCCAATCACCAGGAGCGCCGAACATGCAAGTCCTTCCCATCGACACCCGCAATGCCATCCTCAAGTGCCAGCTGACTGCTGACGGCACGTTCTACGAGAAGGACACCGGGAACCACTTCTGCTACTGGGACGGTGCGCCGGATGAATGGGCCGGGCAGCGCGGAGCCACCCACACCGTGCGCCTGACCTACCGCGACCTGCCGCACCAGTCCCCGCTGCGGGGCGCGAAAATCCTCAAGACCGTGCTGTACCTCGCCGTCGACGAGAGCCCCGAGGGGGACATCGTGTGGGAGAAGTGGGACATCCGCCGCCATGTGAGGGTCACCAAGTAATGGAGCACTTCACCTATGCCGACGAGGGCGAGGCCCGGGCCCTGGCCAAGGAGCTGGGGGCCACCCACTACTACCGAGGGGAGGTGTTCACCTTCTACCTGGCACTGGTGGAGGGCGTGGGCCGCGAGGTGTTGCGTTTCTGCGACATCCTGGACCCCTACTTCACGACCCAGGATCGTGGCCGTGCACACCACCTGGGCACCCTGGCGGACGAGGGGCTGACCCTTCGCCCCCTTGGCGTGCGGATCAACAAGCGAAGCTGACACAACCTGGGGGCCATCCCCCAACATGGAGGGCAACACCGTGATAACCACCCCACACCTGTACATGCCGCAAGTCACCCGGATGGAGGAGCTGTTCACCTTCAGCCGGTCCTTTGAGCCGTTCACCCCGAAGCACCTGAACATGAAGCTCACCCACAAGGAGCTGTTCGTGATGGGCGGGGTCACCAGCGGCCTGATCAAGAAGCGCGAAGGATTCCCGCCGACAGATCGCTTCATCTACGTGGAGCCGACCCCGTTGGTGTTCGACTTCATCCGGGAGAACATGATCTACGGCACCCATGGCTGGCTGCATGACAGCTACTCGGTGGACCTCATGCCACGCGAGGATGGAACCACCAGCGTCCGCGTGGTCTACCAATGCCTCACCGGCGGACGTCTCCTGGCGCGGCTGCCGACCGAGGACGTGATTGCATTCCTTAACCCGGAGCACGACCTGAAGTGGCCACACTGACCCCACCTGTCCACGTGGCCGGGACCTACATCTGGTGGGCCCCCTCGGAGACTCCCGATGGGCACCGGAATGGGACCGCACACGCGATCCGCGACGGCGGGGCCCTGTGCCACGCCAACCCCAGCAGCATGGGCGCCAGCACCCTGGACCCGAGCAAGGTCGGATGCCGCCCCTGCAAGCGCTGCCTCACCATCCTGAAGCAACAAGGAGCACACAGTGACTGAGAAGACCACCAAGGACATCAGCAAAGTCAGCATCGTGGTAGAGATTGACGGGAGGCCGCACCTGGTTCTGTTGCCGGAGGAACGCTGGTCCTACGCCATGGCCATGGTCAGCAGCTTGACCGACAGCGGGCGCCTGGAGGTGATGCCGATGCCGGACGGGTATTCCTTTGTCGATCTGAAGGGGTCCGGGGCGGAATGACGTTGGACCCAAAGCAGAAAGTACGCGGGGCGCCGGTGATCCACCACCTGCTACAGCAAAGTCGGGCTGGCGTCGTGATCGACGAGGCCTACCTGACCAAGCTGCTCGATGACGCATTCAAGGAGGCCGAACGGGCATCCCGCCCTGTGCAATCAATTGCACGAACCGCTTGACGAACATGGGGGGGCGGCGCGAGAATTACCACATGGGGCACGCCGCCCCACCTACATGGAGGGTCACCCAATGTCAGACATGCAAATCGCTGAAACCATCCTCGCCCAGCTGGGAGGCCGCCGCTTCACCAGCATGACCGGCGCCAAGGACATCTACGCCATCAAAAGCGGAGTCCAGTTCAAGGTGGGCCGCAACTGCAAGGGCGTGAACAAGGTCCGCATCACCCTGAATGCCGCTGACACCTACGACATGCAGTTCCTGTTCGTGCGGGGCATGACGGTCAAGGTGAAGTCGTCCACTGAAGGCATCTACGCTGATCAGCTGCAAGTAGCCTTCACCGAGCACACCGGCCTGTATACCCACCTATGAGCCAGCGCGATCCAAGCAAGCAGCGAGTGGACTCCGGTCGCCCGCTGCTAGGCCGGGTGTCACCGGCCACCCTGGCCCTGGTGGAAGCCGCCGAGGCCGAGTACGGCGTCCCCTTCCTGAAGGTGCTGGAGAAGCTCGCCAGCCTGGGCTACTGCAAGGTGCACGCGGGTGACCTGCTCGGATTCACCGAGGGGCAGTTCCTGGCCATGCTGCGGCGCATAGACCCTGGGATTGACTGGCCCAAGTACGACCATGCGGCCTACCTGGAGACCCACCCGACCGCCACAGACACGCCGGCGCATCGTGCCGCCAGCCTGCGCAACCTGGAGAAGGCCCAGGCCGCAAGTGATCGCTACTGGAAGGAGAAGTACCCCGAGGTCTACGACTACCAGTCGACCTATTGGCAGCAGGTCCGCGAGCACCGGAGCCAGGGCAAGACCTACCGGCAGATCGCGTACCTGATGGGCATCCCGATGGGGACGTTTGAGAAGCGCATGCGGGCGCACCGGGCAGCCTGGCAACCACTTGACAAACAAAGCCCCAAAGGTCAGAATGGGGCAACACACAAGGAGGGGCACCCCAATGAACACCATGCTTAACGATGCCGAGTTGATCGCCAAGTGCGAGGCCTACACCCAGTTCCTGAGCCAGCCGAATGCGGACAAGACTGACGACGAAATCCGCAAGGCCGCCTTCGAAATCCTGGAGTTCTCGGACGCCTATTCGAACGAAGCCATGCTGGCGCGGAGCCCGGAGGCCAAGCGTGCCTTCGCCAACTTCAAGCGTGCCCTCCTGGCGCGCATCCAGAAGGACGTGGGCCCCGGCGTGGTCGCCCTGAAGGTCACAACCCACACCCTGCACTGAGGTGGCCGTCCGCATCACCCGCCGGGAGCCCGTCGACCCCCTGAGCAAGCCCTGCCGCTGCGGTGGAAAGCTGATCCTCGGGGTCCGATACAGCAAGCTGCGCGGGAAGTTCCGTAGAGGTGTGGTGGTGGTATGCTCGAAATGCGACGTGGCAACCGACGAGCACCAGAGCAAGCTCACCACCGACATGACCGACCAAGCCTTGGGGGAGTGGGCTCGACTCCCCTGATAGGAGCAGTACCGATGCCAGCCCCAACCAACACCGACCGCCTTCTGGAGGAGTTCGGAGGCGACCTTGAAGCGGCCTATGTCGAGGTCAAATCCGAGCTGGCCACCGCCCGCCGCCTGTTGCGGGAATTGAGCCAAAGCCAGGACCCCATGGTCTCCCTGACCGTGATCCGTGTCCTGAAGCGGGAGAAGTTCTGTGTCCTATGCTAACCCCGCAGCCGACCTGCTCACCGAGGCCCGTGAGGTCCTGACCCACGCCAGCACCCAGTACGACCCGAACGCCCAGGGGGCGCCGGAGCGCAGCTTCGACCGGGTGGCCACCATGTTCAACGCCGCCGCTGATCGAAAGGGCGCGGCGCAGCTGTCCGGGCGTGACATCGCTGAAATCCAGAACCTACTCAAGATCGTGCGCCGCTACAGCGCGCCCGGTTACCACCATGACAGCTTCGTTGATGGCGCCGGCTACACCGCCCTGGCGGGTGAGCTAGCAGCCCGAGACGCGGGGCATAAGGACGCACCATGAAGATCAAGGGGGCCCTCTCTTACAAGTTCTCCGACAACGATGCCAGGGGGTCCGAGGAGGTGCTGGCCTCCATCCCCCACATCCTGAGGACCGTCCCACACTACTGGCGCGTGACGGTATGGGGCCAGTTCCCCCTGTTCACCGATGCACATGAAGCCGTCACCCCGGTGCGTGCCACGGCGCTGGCCGTGTTCCACATGCTCCGGGCCATGACGGACGAACTGAAGGATGACAACGGGCGCCGGAAGGTACTCGATGCCGGTTGGCTCCTGGAGTACGCGCCATCCCGATTCCAACCCACCTTTCCAGACACTGAGGAGCACCCGCATGGACCTGAGCGCCGTTGCAGCTAATTGCATTCCCCTGCGAAAGTTCGCCTGTCCGAATGCCAATGATGGCAAGCACACCTGGGTCAACTACTATGGCCCGCGCGTGCGGGAGTGCATCGACTGTGGCAAGACCCAGCCCATGTACACCACGGTGATGGACAGCCCGGCGGCAGCCTCCCTGGCGGGGAAAGCCGAGCTTGGCCGACACGTGAAGGTCACCCCCGAGCTGGGCGGCACCGGAGACGGGAGGCTGGCGTTCCTGATCCCAGCGGCCACATGGATGGAACTTTCCCTGGTGCAGAAGGCCGAACTCTTCAGTCACCTGTTCACCGACGCCCGGGGCGAAGTCACGGGCTGGCACACCGAATAGATTGCAACCAATTGCACTCGCTTGACGAACGCAAGTCGGGGTGCGAGACTGTGACTTACGGACTCACACCCCTACGGAGGGGCCCCATGGAAACCTTAGCCACCCTTGTCGTACTGCCCTTGCTGGCCCGCGACTACAAGACCGCCTTGACCTCGGCGCTGGCACACGATGCTGAGCTGCCGGGTGCTACCCGCGTGGTTCTGGAGAAGGGGGTGCTGGCCTATGAGGACCCGAAGTTCTATGCCTCGCTGGGGCACCCGGTCGACCACTACCGCCGGGAAGCCCTGAAGGCCCTGTTTGACCGCTACCTGATGGACCCGACGCTGATAGCGCCACGGGAGGCGGAGACCGCTTAACCACTGCACCACATGGAGGGAGCACGCATGACCAACACTCGCCAGAACCACGAGCGCACCGCCAGCCAGCAGGACCTGATGGACCTCGTGCTACGCGACATCGAAAAGACCCACGCGCACCAGCGGACGGACCTCGCAGAAACGGCTAAAGTGTCGGCGTCCACACTCAATGGGTGGGCCTCGGGCAAGGTCAAGAATCCCCGACTCGACACCATCTGCCGAGTAGCGGAAGCCCTGGGCTACCGCCTCACCTGGGAGAAGCATGGTGTCGCATCCGTATCTCGAAGACCTGCTGCAACAGCTGGAGCAGGGGTCCATATCACCCACTGACGCCCTATCCGCCGCCTACCGCGTAGGCTTGGACATGGGCTCCGTCGAACGTGACGAGCGCATGGCCCAGGCCAACCGGCTCACCCTGGACGCGATGTCAGGATGGTCGGGAGTCGTGGATGCCATGACTCGCATGGGGGCGTCGGGGAAGGCCGTCGCAATCGCCCACCGTCAGAAACTGAAGGCCCTGGAGGCCCGAGTGATCAAGCTATGGCAGTAACCATCAAGAAGAAGGCTCAGCCGAAGGTGTTCACCTACGGCAAGTTGCAGTATGGCGCCGGCACGTGGCGCGTCGTCCTCGAAACGGGGGACATCGTGGCGCAAGAGGGGACGGCCCGCGAGGCCATCCTGGCGGCAAGCATGAAGGGTTATGGAGTACGTGGAGGCGTCGATGGCTGTAGTGATTAAGAAGAAGGACCCGGCTGCGCCTGCACCGGCCCCAGCACCGGCCCCAGCACCGGACACCCCCCAGGCAAAGCCAAAGGCTGCCAAGGCCAAAGGCAACCCGGTGAAGGTGGATGCGGATGTCGAGACCCTGGATCGGGCCAAGAAGATCGCAGCGACCAAGCCGGAGGAGTACCTGAAGGGCTGGGTCCGGGGTGCGGTGAAGACCGCCGACGAAACCAATAGCATGAGCATCCAGACCCGCCGTGCCCTTCTGAAGCTGGCTGGCCTCACCACCGCTTGACGAACGGAGGGGTCAGCGCGAGAATATCCACTACGCCGAACACTACATGGAGGGAACGGCAATGTACCTGCTCAACGAAATCCCCGACAAACTGATGACCAAGGAGCACCTGGGCGGGAAGGGCTATGGCCTTGCTGTCATGTCCCAGGACCTCAAGCTGCCAGTGCCCGAGGCCATCATCATCCCCACGCAATGCTGCGTCGACTACCTGAAGCTGGACTCGACCAACCGGGCCCACTACTGCCAAGCCCTGGCGCAAGAAGCCCTGGACAAGAGCGACGGGGTGCTGTTCACCCAGTCCAACCCGTGCGTGTCAGTACGCTCCGGCGCGCGGGTCAGCATGCCCGGCATGATGGACACGATCCTGAACGTGGGCATCACCGAGCAGACCATCGGGCACTTGGCCAACGCCATCGGCAAGGAGGCCGCCTACGACAGCTGGGGCCGCCTGATCGAAATGTTCGGCGTCACCGTGCGCGGCCACGCCAAGGAGGACTACCACTGCGAAGACCTGGACGCCATGGGCCGGTACGAGCACCACCGAGACCTGTTCGAACAGTTGGCGGGCCCGTTCCCCAACTCGATTCTGGCGCAGGTATCCCAGGCGATCCGGGCTGTGTTTGACAGCTGGAACTCCGAGCGCGCCCGCGTGTACCGGGCCAAGCACAACATCCCGGACAACTGGGGCACCGCCGTGGTCATCCAGAAGATGGTGTTCGGCAACCGGGACGAGAAGTCGGCCTCCGGTGTCATGTTCACCCGCGACCCAGCCACCGGGGAGAACAAGATGGTGGGGGAGTACGTGGTGTGCGGCCAGGGCGAGGACGTGGTGTCCGGGGCCGTCACCCCGAAGAACCTGGAGACCCTGGACACCGCCCTGTACGAGCAGGTGCTTGATTTGGCCGTGGCCCTGGAGGAGCACTTCAACGATGCCCAGGACGTCGAGTTCACCATCGAATCCGGCAAGCTCTACGTGCTCCAGACCCGCACGGCCAAGCGCACCGCCACCGCTCACGTGGTCATCGCGCAGGACCTGTGGAAGGCCGGGCGCCTGTCGCTACAGGCCGCCCTCAAGCGCATCCCCCTGAGCATCGTGCCGAGCCTCAGCGTATCGACCGTGGCCGGGTCCGCGAAGGCCGACTTCACCGGCCTGGCGGCGGGAGGTGGGGCCGTGCACGGCATCGCCTGTTTCAACATGCAGCAGCTGGAGGCGGCGCAGGGCCAGGGCATCCTGATTGCGGACGAAACCTCCCCGGATGACTTCCCGATGATGGTCAAGTCCGTGGCGATCCTCACCAGCACAGGTGGGATTACCTGCCACGCCGCCGTGGTGGCCCGGGGCATGGACAAGACCTGCGTGGTCGGCTGCGCGGGCGTGACCGGCATCCCGGCGGGCCAGAAGATCACCGTCGATGGTCTGACCGGGGCCGTCTACATGGGCCACCCCGAGCTGGAGACCGCTGCGGGCCTGGACGTCCTGATGGGCATGCTGAAGGCCGCCAAGGGGGATGGGATCGGGCACCCGGGCTGCGTCATTGCCAAGGGCACCCCCTTCGAAGACGTGTTCCAGTCCGTCACCAGTTGCTGGGACGACCCCGACTCGGGGCATGGGCTGATGCCGGAGGCCCATGGCCTCACGAAGGAGGGGGAGTTCCTCATAGGCATGTTCAACCAGTACGCGGGGGGCGCGCAGGCGGTCATCACCCCGACGAACCTGGGGGAGCTATTGCAATTAAGTGCATCGGTGGAGGGTGTGATTGCACAAAGTTATGTTTACAATGCGCTCGGGGGCCCGCATGTCCTGGCGCAATTGCAAAAGGCGGGGCTAGTGTCCAAAAGCATTGCCCTGCCAGCCATTCACCTTGACGAGGCGCTGGAGGGCCTGCTCGGGTGAAGAGGGAAATGAATGACGCTGCATATCGAGTGCCCGAAGTGCACAGGACGCGCTGGACTGCACACGACAGTTGGCGACGTCTGGATCAAGTGCCTCTGCGGGTATCAGCGTGCCATCGAGCGCACCACCCGCGAGGGGGTCACGATCCACACGGGGCTGCCGGCCAACGAGGTGCGGCTACCTCGCCAAGGCTCCAAGCTCTCGATATGCTTGCAGGCGCTCAGGCTATTGGCCGAGGCGTCTACCAAGGAGCTGGCCGTCCAGCTCAGGCAGAACAACAGCGACACCGCCTCCCAGCTGACCATCTTGCTGGGGAAGGGCCTGGTGTACCGAACCATCGAACGGCGTGGCGTGGAAGGGGGCAGCACCTGGCGCCTCACCACCGCAGCCGTGGCCATCTTCAAAGGAGCGTGACCCCATGCCACTCGCACTAGGTCTGGAAATCGGCAAGAAGGTTCACGTGGGCGAGAACGTCCAGAACCCGAAGCAACGCGGGACCCTCACCGTCAAGCAGATTCACACCACCCGCAGCTTCACCGTCGAGGTGGAGTGCCAGGGCGCGGCCCACGAGTACCTGATCACCCAGCAGGAGCTGATCGAGGTCATGCCGGACATTCTGATCGGGGCGGGCACCCGTGGCGCGATGGACCAAGCCCGCGTGATCTTCGATGTCCCGAAGCACATCAACGTGCGCCGTGACGAGGTGCCGTACCGTGCGTGATGTCCGCAGGACCCCCGCTGCCGAGGCCCAGCTGCAAGCCCTGGTGGAGGAGCTGTACCCGCTCCTGACCACCGACGAGGTTCTGCGCCGGGCCATGCCCTACACCCATGCCCACCTGACCCACAGGTTCAGGGCGATTGGCGTGCGGGTGGTAGACGGGTCCCTGGAGGACTCCCGCCGCCTGGGGGTGATTGCAACCAATTGCACTCACTGCGAGGGGCGCGGCACCTTCCTCGTGTATGAGGAGTGCCAGACCTGCCATGGCGAGGGTTGCCCCGCCTGTGGCGGCGCCGGTGACACCCCTGTCAACCGCCCGTGCGCGTGCACAAACCGCTTGACGAACACGGCAGGGCCCTGAGAAAATAGACCCTATAGCGATCACCACATGGAGGGACGCGCTAATGCTAGACATGCTGCTCAATTCCCCGCTTTTCCGGCCAGCCCCCAGCGACCTCACCCTGGCCAACTTCCGTAGATTCAACCTGCACAAGACCCATGCCTCGCCCGAGGGCACCTTGATCCGGTTCTACATGGCGACCGAGTACCTGATGAAGGTCCGGCGCCTGCGCGATGCGGGCAAGCTGGTGCCCTCCCCGGCGGTGAAGAATGCCAACCGCATGTGCTACACCGAGCTGGTGGACTGTTGCGGGCTCTCCCTCCTCTACATGCTGATGATCATCGCCCGCGAAGTCCGTCACGTGCACTACAAGGCGGACCTGATGTGCAACATCGACATGAAGCACCGCCTTCAGCAGCGTGGGCTCCCTGGGATCAAGACCTGGGTCCAGACCTACACCGAGAAGGCCGCCACCCTCGGGTCTTCCGGCACGGCTCAGATGCTGTTTGACCCGAACGCCATGCCGAAGCTGAATGCGATCCCGCTGCGCGAGTTCGCCGGCACCCTGGAGGCGATCTTCTACCATGGTGTCTTTGGTGGGGGCTACGGTGGCAAGCCGTGGGCCAACATCGCAGACACCCTGTTCAAGTACGCCAATGGCGACATCAACCTGCATGCCATGGTCGACACCAGCTACACCCTCTGCCACAACAATGGGCCGATCTTCAATAAGGGCTACATGTTTGGCAACTATGGGTCGGAGTTCAATCTGTACCTGGACATCCAGCGCATAGGCCAGATAGGTCGCTACGTCACCACCAACCAGGGCAAGAAGTACCCAGGGGTCGACACGCCGCACGGGGTGTATCAGGCGGCCCTGGCCGAGCACGGTGAGGCCTGGGAGGCTCGGGTCAACTGGACCGGCATCTTCAGTTCGAAGTCGCCAACCATGTCAGGCAGCGGGGCTCAGAGCATGGCCTGTAAGCAGGTCACCGCGCTGATGACGAAGGACTCCGACCAGGCCATGCTTGTGTCCCTGTTTGCGGAGTCTGGGTCCACCCAGGAGGACTTCCAGAAGTGCGCCAAGGGCATCATCCAGCACAACGTGGTCGAGGCTGTGTGCAATCTGGTCTGGGGGGGCCACGTGAAGACCCCTGGCGGAACCACCCCGACCCAGAAGTTCGCCCGCGTCGGCACCCACAAATACCCAGTAGTCAAGCTGGCCAGAACGGCCTAAAGGAGAACCACCATGGTCACCAACCTGTACAGTGGCGGCTGCCACACCAAGCACCCGAAAATGCCGATTGTGGTAGGGGGCCAAACCTACTATGTCAGCGGAGGGTCGTGCACCAGCCCAACCCCGGCCTACCAGGAGCACGATGTCATCATCCCGCTGGATTGGGGATACAGATCGGTAGCCGGCAAGGCCCCTTGGGACGATGCAGGCAGCGACAAGCCAACCCCCGAGGTGCATCCGTACCTGATCAAGGACATGACCGCCCCGGAGGACCCCATACGCTTCGCCAAGATGATCGAGTACGTGGCTTCTCAAATCCTGGCGGGCAAGAAGGTGTTTGTCGGCTGCATCGGTGGCCACGGGCGCACCGGCACCGTCCTGGCGGCCCTGGTGGCCCACATGACCGGCGAGAAGGACGCGATCACCTACGTCCGCAAGCACTATTGCGATCACGCGGTGGAGACCACCCCACAGGTCAACTTCCTGCACAAGCACTTCGGCATCAAGAAGATTGACGGGTACAAATCGAAGGGGTGGGACGGGTATGGCCATGCCAGCCACTCGGGCAAGGCCTTCAAGGACTTCCCGCCCACCAGCTCGAAAGTCTCGCCCAAGGGCGGCAGCAAGGCGAAGAACTACATCGGCCTGTCCCCGATCAAGACCCCGCGCAGCCTATTCGTTTGACGAACACGCCTGGGGGTGCGAGAATACCCCCATAGCGAAACGGAATCATGGAGGGGCACATGGCGGTAACCATCAAGATCAACAAGGGGACCATCCAGGAGAAGGTCGGCGCGCTGAAGGGCGTGCTCCCTAACCACCTGCTGGCCGACCTGCATGAGTCGCTGAAGTCCTACTACGACAACGGCGGGATCGGGACCCTGGCGATCAATGCGGGCAAGGCCGGCTACGTGATCGGGGTCGGCAAAAACAAGTTCATGGGCAACCACCACACCAGCCCTAGCTTGCAGATGATCTGCAATTCCATAGGGATACCCGTGGTGGAGACACAAACCACTCACCCGGTCATCGCCCAGCCAATGGAGCCGGACCCCCTACCCCCACAGGATGGCGACGAGGCACCCAGCCCGTTCGCGGATGCGTGGCAGACCCTGGGCGCTAAGTTCAAGGGGGGAGCGAAGGGCGTGGGGGGTAGCCCCTCCTACTTCGAGCTTGACCTGACTCAGGCCCCCACGGAGCAGTACATCGTGGCGACGTCCTCCCCCCATGGCGTGCTCAACAATCAAGTACCTGACTGCGCCCTGGCCAAGGCTACAGCCCTCAACCAGCCGGTCATGGCCACCAGCAAGGGGTCGGTCTACCGAGTGTTCATGCTGGGGGATGTCAAGGGTGCGGCCCGCTGGAAGGGTGACACCCTGTCTATCCGTCTGGAGGGCCCCGGGCTCCCCAAGGTGTCTGGCGCTCTGGTTGCGCAAGGATTCAACAAGTCAGACGGCTACCTGTCGATCCACCTGGGGGACATCAAGAGCACCACCGACATGGCAGCCACACTTGGATGGGCTGTCTATCTGATCCGCGCATGCGGCGCAATCATCACTCAAGCCCTTAGCGGCGAACAACTAGGGAGCGGCGCATGACCGACCTCAAAGAGCTGTACCACGCCAAGATTGGCCAACGCTTCCAGGGTCTCACGATCCTGGGGGGCTTCCCCGACACCGCCGAGCTGGTCATCACCGATGGCATCGTGAATGGCGTGCGCCGGGACCACAAGGCAGACCTGATGTTCCTCGGGGTCAAGGTGGCCAGTCTGGACATCACCACCACCATCGAGAATGAAAAGCCCCGTCTGGTAGGGGTCCACGTGAAGAAGGCTCAGAACTGATGACGAACGCCAATAGCAAGAACATGGTGATTGCCACCGCACTCGTGGACACGCTGGGGGCCACCACCCTCAGCTGCAACGGTGAGAAGTTCGATGGCCACGTGAAGATGCAGCTGAAACTGGCCGAGGGGCTTTCGATCCCGATCAAGTTCATCGTATGGGACTCCCGACTGGACTCCACCGCTGCGGCTGTGGTGCTCCGTGGGCCGTCGAACCTGGGCTTCGCGCTCTGTATCGCTGATGACAAACGCGCTACCCTGCTGGTGCTCGACTACGAGAAGGGCGAGTCCGTCGACCGCGTACCGGACGCGGTGCTGAAGGCCGGCGGCATGTGCACCCCGGAGAACATCGAGGACTACTTCATCCCCATGCTGGTGGCGAAGTACACCTCCCACCAGGTGGATGCAAAATGGGTACGGGCACAACTCGACGGCCTAGCGGGCCAGCTGTGATAACCAACGCTTGACACCATGGCCGCCGGGAGACCTGCGGCCTTTTGTTGTATGGAGGGGACAATGCTCTACGTGATCACGAAGTCCAAGCAGGACGCCATCAAACGGTTTTGGGGGCCGGTCCTGCGTGGCAGTGGGGTGGGCCACCAGTTTGTGGCGTCTGTTGGGCACCTGCCCGAGCTGGACGCCGAGAAGGATGTCGTGCTGCTCACGGGCAAGTCAGCACTGGAGCTGCTGGAAGAGCAAAAGCTGGCCAGGAAGAAGAGCACCCTGGGGTCAAACCGGGGGAAGGTCTTCATGGTCGAGTACCCCACCGGGACCGCCCGGACCCTGGCGAGCTACGACGCCTCCCTGGTCTGGACGGACTATGGCCGCCTGATCGACATCCAGTGGGACCTGCGCTTGGCCATGCGCCTGCATGAGACCGGCACCTTGGCCCCGCAGACAGGGCACTACCGCTGGGTTACAGACTTCAGCGACCTGATCGCCTGGATCAAGAAGCGCCTGGACTCTAGCCCCAAGGCCGTGACCCTGACCTGTGACTTGGAGACGGTCGGCCTCAATGCCTTTGACCCCGAGAAGTTCATTGTCAGCATCAGCTTCACCTACAAGCCTGGGCAGGCGGACGCTATCCGCTTCAAGGGCTTGCACGACCAGCCGTGCAACCAATTGCACTCACAGATCGAATGGCTCTTGACCCACCCGCGCATCAAGGTCCGGGGGGCGAACTTCAAGTACGACCTGCGCTGGATTCGCCACAAGTGGGGCATCCGGTGCACCAATTTCAGCATGGATACCACCCTGGTCGGATCGCTGCTCGACGAGAACAGCAGTAACAGCCTGACCGCGCACGCCAACCAGCGCACCAACATGGGTGGCTATGATGCGGAGTTCAACGAGAAGTATGACAAGGGCCGCATGGACCTGATCCCGGATGACGACCTGCTGGAGTACGCGGGCGGCGACACCGATGCCTGCTACCAGGTGGCCGACTCCATGACCTCGGAGCTGTTGCAGGACCAGAAGCTGGCGACCTTCTACGTCAAGCTGCTGCACCCGGCGACCCTGGCGTTCCACAACATGGAGCACGTGGGCATCCACGTTAACCCGGTGAAAGTCGAGATTCTGCGCGGCGACTTGAAGGCCGAGATCGCAGCCGCCGAGAAGGAAGCCCTGGCGATGATGCCGCGCCGGCTGCGCATCAAGTACCGGGACAACCTGTCCCTGACCCGTGCGGCGCTGATCAGGGACTTCCTGTTCACCGGCTATGGGCTCAACCTCACCCCGAAGATGGTCACGGCGAAGGATGGGCTGCCCTCCACCGCCATGAATCACCTGAAGATGTTCGAAGACGAGCCGGAGGCCCTGGAGTTCATGGGCATCCTCAAGCGCTACAACTCGGCAACCAAGACCCTCGGGACCTTCGTCGATGGCTTCATGGCGCACATGTGCCCGGACGGCCGCTTCCACCCGACTTACGTGCAGTACCGTGGCGACTATGGCGACTCGGGCGAATCCGGCACCGTGACCGGGCGCCTCGCCGCCAAGGACCCCGCCGTGCAGACCATCCCCAAGCACAGCGCCTGGGCTCACCGCCTGCGGGAGTGCTATGACGCCCCCGAGGGCTACGTGATCGTGAACTGGGACTACTCCCAGGGCGAGCTGCGCATTACCGCCTGCCTCGCCAACGAGACCCGGATGATCGAGGTGTACGAGGCGAAGATTGACCTGCACCTCGCCACCGGCGCCAAGCTGAACGGCTACACCCTGGAGCAGGCCCTGGCCATGAAGGCCTCTGACGACGAGGCGGCCAAGAAACTGATCAAGAAGATTCGCCAGGGTGGGAAGGCCGGCAACTTCGGCCTGATCTACGGCATGCAGCCGGCGGGCTACCAGAACTATGCGCGAGACACCTATGGGGTGCACATCAGCCTGAAGGAGGCCGAGTTCCAGCATGCGGCGTTCTTCGACGAGTACCCGATGCTGCCGAAGTGGCACGAGAACTCAATACGCTACGCCAAGAAGCACCAGATGATCCGCTCCCCGTTGGGGCGCATCCGCCACCTCCCACAGCTGGCATCGAGCTTCTACGATGTCGTGTCGAAGGCGGAGCGGCAGGCCGTGAACTCCCCGGTACAGTCGACCCTCTCCGACCTGTCGCAGCTGGCCATGGCCGAGTTTGAGCGGGAACACGGCACGCCTGAGGGCTGCCAGTTCTTCCTTATGACCCACGATGCCCTGACAGCCTACGTCAAGATCGACGAGCTGAAGACCTGGGTCCCCGAGGTCCAGCGCATCATGGAGAACCTGCCGATCACCGAGTATTTTGGGTGGAAGCCGCAATTGAAGTTTGAGGTTGACTACGAAGTGGGGCCAAACTTGGCGGACATGCTGGAAAAACCTGACCTCGACAACCTGCCCGCCTGGAGCTAACCATGAGCGAGACCGATACCCATAAGGCCCAGCCGGGCTCCACCGTCACACTGGTGAAGAAGGCCGAATTGGCCCAGTCCAACGCCAACGAGAACGACTGGGACTCCGGCTTCACCACCCTGGTGAAGAACCACTCCCACCAGGTCCTGACCCCGCCCTACGACCCGGAGCGGCTCCAGCGCATTTGTTTCGAGAACAACACCCTGGCCCAGTGCATCGAGGCCATGGAGGTGAATATCGACGGCACCGGATTCCAGATCAACTCCCCGGGCAATGCGGAGGAGTATGACGAGGACCCGGAGATTGCCCGGATCACCAACTTCTTCAAGGAGCCGTACCCTCGCACCTCCTTTGTCAGCGTGCGCCGGGCGATCCGCCGAGACCTGGAGTCGGTGGGCTACGGCTTCATGGAAGTCATCCGCACGCCCCAGGGTGCCATTGCGATGGTCCGCCACCTCCCCGTGGCCAGCATGCGCCTGCTGAAGCTGGGCGAGCCGATCAAGACCACCCTGCGCATGGCCGGGAACCGAGAGGTCACGACCGCCCTGCCCTACCGCCTGTTCGTGCAGGACCCTGGCTCAGGGCGTCCGGTGTACTTCAAGCAGTTCGGCTGCCCAGTCGATGTCAGCGTGTCCACGGGTGAGGTACAGCCAGCGGGGCGCCAGCTGCCGGCCAAGGACCGCGCCAGCGAAGTGATCATGTTCGGCGTGCACCCGGCGCCCAAGTCTCCGTACTTCGTCCCGCGCTGGCTCAACCAGATGCCGTCCGTGCTCGGCAGCCGGCAGGCCGAGGAGACCAACCTGGACTTCTTCGAAGCCGGTGGCATCCCGGCGGCCATTGTCTTTGTCGGCGGCGGCGCCATGACCACCACCAGCCGCGACAACCTGAATGACGTCCTATCCGGCAAGGCGCGGAGCCAGACTCGGGCGGCCATCGTCGAGGTGCACAGCACCAGCGGCGACATGAACAGCTCGGGCAAGGTGGACATCAAGGTTGAGCGCTTTGGCAGCGAGCAGGCCAAGGATTCGCTGTACGAGAACTATGACAAGCGC